TTAACCCAAATCTTCAAATGAAAAGTTTTCAGGAATATCATCCGGAATTTCGTAGGGATCCCCTCGATAAATCACAACTGCCCAAATATGTTTGCAAAAGTTGGGATAGATTCCGGCTGAACTACTTGACCAATCCCGATCCCGCTTTTGAATTCGGTTGGTTGGAATGCGGTAATTGAAGATATTTCCGAGTCCTGATGTCCCAATAAATTCCACCTGAGCAACCAGGTTGGAGCCTCGCTGGTAACGCATGTAACTGCTCAAGTAGCGGCTGTAGTTATCAACTGAAAAAATCTTGGGGGTGTCTGTTGCTCCCTGGTAGTCAGCTTCATCAATCAAGGCAGGTTGGGCTACCTCAACTCTTTGATAGTCAGGACAGTCACAAGAGTAAAACAGACTTGGTGGTCCGTAGTAAAAGGAAACTTCTTCGACCGTCACGTACCTGTGATCCAGAATTGTGTCAGATGGCTTGTCCTGGTCTTTTTTTTTCCCAATCCAAAATGACCAGCGACGATCCCCTCTTGTAAATCGCCCTTTAACCGTATCCGGCTGGTTGTATTTTGAACTCCGATAGCGAGGGGTCATCTATCTGCCACCTTTAATAAATGGTGCGAATAAGATGGTAAGTCCTCCGATCAGCAGAATAATTCCAATAATGCAAATGATAGTTGTGAAAATTAACATTGGCTTTTCTCCTATTTCAGGGTTATGCTTTTAACGCTTTAATGTCGTAACCCGCATATCTCGCTCTTTCCCAAATTTTATTGAAACCAGATGGTAGACTCTCTTTCCTGGTAATAGAAGCAACCTTATCAATCAAAGCTAGGCTTGCCATGGCACACTACTCCTGACTGTTGAAAATTTATAAGTCTCCTCCGTTAAGGACAATTGACCAGCCAGAAGCAACAGCCCGATCTAACGCTAGGTAAACAGCATCTCCTGCTGCGATCCTTAATCCTCTGTTAGGAGTCGTTGTGTTGGATGCAGGAAATAAACAAATGGGCAGTAATTTGTCTGATAGATTAACTCCCTCCATGCCTGTGTTATCCCCCACACCAGGACCAGTTGTTGCGTCCAATTGAGCCGATCCCATGTAGTAGTAGCCTGCTACCCCTTTTTGACAAAACATTAAAAGGACCGTAGATACATTACTTCCAAGAGGATAAGCAATGATTGACTCAAGAAAACTTCCCTGTGCCCCTGCTCTAACAGCGATGCTATTAGATGGAGGAGTACTATATCTTGCAGAAGTTTGAGTACTTAACACCAAAGTCCATGAAGTGCTTTTGGGGGTTCCAATAAAAGCAGGTTTCTCAGCCATAACAATTAAATAAAAGGATTGATGATTGAACTACTCACCATTCCATTAAACTTCATTGCACACTAGAATGAGAAGGTAAACTCAGTTGAGATTACTTTGAAGTTCATTACTCGGGTTAAACCTCTCTGTCATCCTTCAGGATGGGGGCACAGAGAGGTTTTTATGCGTAGAGCAGTGCCGCTGTAAAAGCATCTCCATCGACTCCCTGAGTTCCCGGAACAGAATTGACATACTCGCCTCCATTCCTGGCGTAGCGGTAGTAGTCACTATCAGGAGTTCTAAACTCAGGACACCAGAGCGTTCTAGCAAGTTGATCTACCTCCATGTAGTAGCGCTCCCAGTAGAACTTTACGATTTGCAGGTTTTTCTGTGCCCGTTGAACTGTTCGGTTAATATCGCCTGAATAGTTTTCTGCTGCAACAATCTGAGTATCGCCTGCTGTAGCTATCTGATTAAACGCATTATCACATCTATCAAGTTGGGCTATGACATAGCTTTTAGCTACATCATCAGGAATGGTTCTTATAGCTTCAACAATTCTGAACATATCTCCAGCCGGAACGCCTGCTCTGGTTCCACAAAGATGAAACATCGCCCTTGAAGCGTCTTTATCAGACAATGCAACCACAGTTTGCAATCTCCAATCTAAGTGTTTGTAAAATCTGTGACCACACCTGTCTATATTCTAAAGGTTCGTTTATGATGAGTCTTTAACTCATTCAAAAGAGTAAGACTTGCACTATGAATATTACTAGCCTTATCTTTATTGCCATCCTAATTTATTTGATTTTTGAACTTCTAGATGCTGCTGAAAGAGACAGTCAGTATCTCTCTGTGTTGTCTCTATGGGATAAATTGACGGTGGTAGTTGTCCCTTTGATCTGTCTTGGGGTGGTCAGTATTGTTTTAGGCTTTCCACCAAAACCCGAAATTGTTCTGGGAGTCCTTTCAGGTGTATCAGTACAGCACTTTTATCCAGGATGTATCGGTTCAAAGCATTAGAGCCTGAACTTTCCAGCAATCACCTGATAGTAGTAATCGATTTGACCTGTCCATTCCTGCAAGCGTCTGGGGGCTAACTTGCCTTCAAGCAGACTGTCTTTTGGAAAAGGATCATGCCTGGTTGTCAAGTCAATACTTCGATGAATAATCCATTGATCCTGGATTCGAGGAATATACGAGTCAACCAATCGTTGTCCAATTAATCGAGCAACTTCATTCTCACCCTTCTGCTTGATTGAAAGATCTGGAAAAGCCAGGTCTAAACGCTGTTGATCATGAGGATCAAGTGATTCGTAAAACTTTGGACTAACGTTTAGCGTTGTCTGAATCGAGAAGATAATAAACGGTTTTGTTTCTTCCTTGTTGGGAAGGAGTAAACGTTTGTGCATCCAGAGATGATGGGTACTGCCGGGGCAGTCGGGAAAGTGAACGGACGAATGGACCCCGTAGAGGTGATAGATTCTGAAGGTAAGGAGATGTCTTGGGAATTGGGAAGGTGTGCCACGAACTGCAAAGATTTGCCTTTCACTATCAGGAAAGCCCTCTCGATTGATTGCAAGATTCTCATACCATTGATGTTCTTCATGCTCCTTTACCATTAGAGCTTTCCGATTCTGAACTTTCGTTGCTGTTGCTTTTGGAAGGCACTTCTGCGATGAGCCTCCCTGTCTTCTCAAGTAGACTTCCATCAGGAAGCGCTTTACCAATTGCTGTAGGAGCAGCCCTACCCACTGCTGCAAGCGTTCCCGATGTTGAGAGGATAGCAATCGCTATCTCTTTGGGAATACGATCTGCGGAAAATGAAAACTGGTTTTTTGAGTCCCAGGAGCAGCCTAAAAGCAGCAGAAAAAATATCCCTCCAAACACGGAGAGATAGGCATAGCCAATGCCCTGGTAATAATACTTTTTCTCTTCCGAGGACATAGGGGTAATACTCCATCCCTATTTATTTATAGTTATTTAAGTTCTCTGCCCTGATTTCTATCATTTTATGTGATTAATAGACTCACTAGAAAAGGTAATTAGGATATAGACTAATAAAAGCGCGATCCGGAGACTTCTATGTATCTTGATCGATTTGATATTTGCGCGGCTCACCTCGCAATTGAATGGAATTGGAATCAGGGTGGATGGTTACAGGAGCGTCCGTCTAACCAAAGACGCAGAGAGGCTACACACGTTCAGCTTTATAGGATAGGGTTTAAGCCCTCGCCTTTATTCAATGGAAAGGATTCCCTTAGTGAAAATGGGCTGGAGATTTACAACAACCTCTGCCGGCGATACAAATTCAATAAATCAACATGAGCAATTCAAAAAGTATTCCTTATTCATATCCACTTCGTGAGAACTTTATGGCGCAGTTTGTTTTGCCTGTCGATCTAACTGAACAAGAGGCGAAAAAAATAAGTGCTTTTTTGAGAACTCTAGTAATTAAAAAACAAGAAATTGAATAGTTTTTTGATCGTGTAAATTTTTCAATAACTAAAAACGTTAATTAATGTAGGAGGATTTATGGGTAGAGCTTCACGCGAAGTTGGTTCAGTTGCATCTGAAATTATTAAGGTTGAGCCAGAATTGATTTCAATTCGGCTTGAGAATGGGGAATATGTTGGACCTCGACTAATCAAGTATGAGGATGGCAAGCTTCGTTTAGCTCCAGGTGAGCAGCCTTTAGAATACACCCCAGAAAATCTTGCTCGAATTGAATCCGAAGGGTGGAACATTCGTAATCACTACGATAAAGATGCTATCGAGCGGCTAATGAATGGGATTGAAGCTCTTGGGGGATTTGATCCACAAAAACCGTTAGAGCTGATTCTCTCAGGCGATCGCTTATTTCCGCATGATGGACACCGGAGGCATTTCGCCTGGTGGCTGTTGCAGAAGAAGGGAATTCTGTTTCGTCCTATGTATGCAACGGTTGTTGCGATGCGAGGGGTTAGCATTCGAGATCTAGAAATCCGGATGCTAGTTCGAGATGAACTGCATGAGCATCATACGGCTGCTGAACGGGCAGCAAAGATTAAACGAATGATGGAACGGTCACTTAAGGAAGGGATGGACCGTGATGAATTTAAGGAAAAGTTTCTTAAAGATACTGGTTGGAGTGAGCGGCAATTTGATGCCACGATTGCCCTCACAACCCTTCCGGCAGACTTAATGAAAGCTCTTAGTGAAAAGCACATCCCTGAAGGGAAAACTCTAGAACTACTTCGGAGTCCAAAACTAACGATTGATGAAGTTGTGGCAGGGCTTAGAGAAGCTATTTCTGGGGCTGAAAGTGCCGGGAAAGAGAAGGTGACTGGTGCCTTTATTACAGAGGTAATCAAGGACAGATTGGAAGCAAAAGTAATTCCAATCAATTCCAATATTCTTCCTTTCTACAAAGGCGATCAGCAGGCAGGCTCATTTCCAGACGCCCCGTCTGTTGATAACGCTCAAACAGGAGAGTCATCGGAAAAAGAAAATAGTGCTAACAATGCAAACTCAGGGTCAAGAGAGTCAGGGGGATCGGGTAAACCTGCTCCTCAACCTAGACCTCTTCAACCCAAGCAACCTCGCCCAACAGCGAGTGAAATGGCTCAACTGTTTAAGCTCCTGGTGGAGTCTGCTAAAGCAACAGGCAGAGGCAAAGACACTGATTTAATAATCCCCAGTGATCTGTGGGAACGGTGCCTGCAAACAGTGAATCGCGGAGCAAGGAAATAAAAAGGTAATACTAATGAGTGACTTCCTTCCCGGTAGACCGAAGCAATGTAAGACTTGTATCTTTCGTTACGATGGGTTAAGACTGCCAGCAGAACGAATACGAGAAATTACAGATTATCTAATCAAAGGACAACAGCATATTTGTCATACCAGTTCAGAATATGCTTGCCGGGGAGGAAGAGATATTCAGTTGAAAGTATTCTGTGCCCTTGGAATAATTGAGGAACCGACTGATGAAGCGTTGAATCAGGCGAATAATAAGTATCTCACAGGTGGAAAAAATTATGACTAATGAAACAAAAGACGAGGACAACAAGATGTTTATCGATGCAACAGACACAGTAGCAGGCATGGGCTTATACGAGAAAACAGGTAAAACCCTTGTTTATACAGCGAAAGTGAATTTGCCGTTTTATGAGAATAAGCTGAAAACTTTGAAATTTATCCTTCACGAGCGCAAGCAAGTTAACGGCGATCGTGTTACCGGGATTCACTCCTGGCAGGTTGGAAAGATGGTTGATGTTGTCCTGGAAACTGAAGAGGGAAGTTTAACAGGAACATATCTGATTAAGTCCATTTCAGAAACCAATGAGTTGGACCTGGAACCGATTAGTGTTTACATGGCTAATGAGGTAATACTCGAAGAGTGACTACTTAAAATCGAAGGAATAAAATCATGTATCCTATACCTCCAGTCAATAGCTTGTGGTTTAACAACAACAGGAAGAAAGTTTTTAGAGTCTTTGGGCTTGTTTCGCCTTGCGAGGAAGAGGACTGGGAAATCTTGTATCGTTCAGATGACATGCCCCAAGGTGAATACCGAAGGCGATCGCTAGAGGAGTGGTACGGAAAAAACCGTCATGGAGAGCCAAGGTTTGTACCTGTACCTGAGAATAAAGTTCTGGAATAGACCAATTATTCTTTTTTCCGATGACTCTTATTGCGACTCCTTCCTGTGAGTGATATACTCACATTAAAGAGTTCGGTTGTTACGGTGTAGTGAGAAAGTCAAGCAAGTTCACAGAGGGGGAAACCCCTGTTACTCAAAATAATGGAGAAATAAAATGTCTGACAAGAATCAAGAAGCAGTCAATAAAGCTTTAAATGAGGTGCGTCAATATCGTGAGCAAAAAAATTAGCAAGCTTTTAACAAAGCTTTAGACGAAGTGTATCAATATCGTCAGCAAAAAGATCAAAAAAAATAAATTGATTCAAAAATCAATTTAATTTTTACTTTTATAGAGGGAATCTCTTTCCCTCTATTTTTTTTTGCAAAATTGCGATTGATTAAATATAGGGTGTAGCTCCTGGGATTTGGAAATCGATTCCTTCAGTTTCAAGCACCAGGGGTTTAATCATTACGGTAACCGAGAGATCAGCAAGACCCGTTAATGTGCCGCTATCAACAGCACCCAGAGCATCCCCGGTATTCAATACTGTAGCACTAGCAACAGTGCTGAGAACTCCATTTACGTTGGTATGGGTTGCTCCAGTCAGATCAAGTGGAGTAGTTAAAACGTTAGTCCCGGCATCTGTCGAAGTTCCCGAAGGAGCTTTAGTAATCTGGACTGCTGCGGCAGCTCCTCCTGCGGCTGAAAATCTAGCAACAATTGAAACCACGCGACAGGGGAAGGGTGCTACGAAGAAATTCTGATAGTTTGCTGCGGTTGCTGCGGTTACACCTGGCAAATTGAAGTCAGCAGCAGTCCGAACAGAAGCATTCATGTCTCTTATAACTTCAGCTTTAGTTAACATTACTGCCTGCTCCGTAAGATTGATTCTGTTTTAGGTAAATATAAGAGGCGATCGCCATTGATATCGCTTCTGAATAAGGCTTAACATTCTCAGGAATACCCGTATTCAGAATTAAATCTTGAAGATGGGCTATTACTGACTCTTGTTTTTCAAGTAATTCAGAGTTTATATAGTTCATTTTGTTCAGAAAATAATTACTTCCTTTGAGTCCTCTTCAATTTCTTTCCAGTTAAGAGGAAGATCCGCATTGACTTCTCCTAACTGTTCCCAGGATTTATACCCTCCGTCAGGCTTTCTAACAATTACTTTTGTAGCGAAAGATTTCCCAATACCCCTGACTGCTTTTGCTAATTGAGCCGGAGTGCAGGCGTTGATATTCACCTGTTCAGTTTCGGCTTCTTTTTCCTCTTGCTTCATCGGCACTACAATGCCTGTCGAATTAGCAATAGGCTGAGAATCTATTCTGATCAACTCGCTCAGATTTCCTTGCTTACATTGCCCATCAACTCGATAGGCAAAAAATGAATCGTAAATCTCAATTTGCGATTCATCGAGAGTTAAATTGCCATACCTATACTGCATATCTTTCTCCTGTCAATAACTAGGGCATAACCCTGAGACAATTTCTTATCCTCTTGCTGGACGCTGTTGAATTTGTTCTAGCGATGGAATGCAGTTGATTAGATTAGGAGGGATCCAGCGCATTACCACAACAATTTGTTTAGTCCCAGAAGCAACGGAAACTCCTGAACCTGCCCCAGTAGTACCGTTGTCGTTGAAGACCTTAAACAGTTTGTCAGCGTTTAGTGCTGCGACAGTTGCCGTAATAAATGGGTCAACCTTGAAAATAACGTCTTCTGTTGTCGGAGTAGAAGCAAAGGTTCCACCTGCTGCAACAGCACTCGGAACATAAGCTGTAGAACCTGCTGCATCAAACGCCTGAGTCCCTGTAGCTCCAACAGCCGTTGCTAGCTTTAGACGATCGCCGTTGGTTGCTACCAACCCTGTTGGAATTTTCATTCCCATGAAATGCAAGATAGAACCGTTAGGAACGGTCAATCCTACGGTGTCATCTTTTTCAACCTGCCCCGCACGGAATCGAATATCGAAAACTGTCGTCGGAGTTGTGGTAATGTCACATACCCCAATTGCTTCGGAAAAGACACCCAGACCGGGGAGCAAGTGTTGCCGAACCCCAGGCTGGAATCCAATTTCAAAACCGGGAAAATTAGCGGAAATTGCACTCATGACTTCCTTTGAATAATGGATCGAACAGATTAAATACTATTTCTTGTGAGTCTTCTAATCATCAGTATCGAGGAGAATTTCCCAATGATTGTGCTTGCCATAAATGTGATAATCGAGCTTGCGTTCGACCAGACCATTTATGGGATGGAACTATTGCTGAAAACATCGCAGATATGGATGCAAAAGGCAGGAGAGTAATAACATCTAATTTTGGTGAAACAAACGGATCTGCTAAACTCGTTGAAACACAAGTTCGAGAAATTAGGCAGCTTCTTAATCTAGGCGAATCACATTCAACCATAGCTAAGAAATATCAAGTTTCTAAAGCCACAATCCAGCATATTAGTTCAGGAAGAATTTGGGGATGGTTAAAGAACTAAGACTGATAAGTTCTTCCCACCGTGCAGAAAGAATCATTGAGAAGAGCAAAACCCGCATAAACACTCCAGATGGCTATAATGAACCTTTTATAGTCGCTATTCTCATTCAGTTTCACTTCAGGACCATTCCCCCAAACCCCCTCACCTACAGCCTGTTGTCCAAAGAACAGACCAAGGAAAGCGGTTCTTGCAGCCGATCCAGTTGTGATCCCGGTAGGTGCAGCAGTGTAATTAAGCGTGATTGAAGCTGTGGGGAGGTTGGTTGATTCAAAGAAACGAACTCCTTCAAACACAAACCCAGTCGGGAGAACATCGCCTGACATAAAGCCACTCTGACCGTAACCCTGCCCCATAAAGAGCATCTGGTTAGGAGCAGACATAAAGTTACCGGGAGGTGGCATTTGGGGGGCACTCATCGGCATCATGCCAGGTTGCAGCATTGATACGGGCACCGCACCGGGGAATTTAGCTACTTCTCGAAAATCGCTATTTGCCCGAAGATGCTTCATGAACACCGGAGAAGACAGGTTGTGATAAACCGGACCATACGGACTGGGGAACGGTGGCACATTCCGAGTTCTCATGTCTGCAACAACGGTCAGCAGGTCATTAGTAATATCAAATCGAGGTGGACCTGCCCCATAAGTACCAGCATTCAGGACACCACCAGGATTCCAGTAACCTCCTTGCGTAGAAGAGGCAGATCCTAAACTGGTGACACTCAACAAACGGTTGACATAAACTCTATCCTGCCATTTGCGAAAATCTCGGACAAGAGTAAGGGAACCAATTGATTGATGAAATGCCTGAGCATTCCCCATGTCATACAGCAAGCGTTGGGCTGTGATGATGTTATGGATGGGGATTTTCAGGTTGCCTGGATCATTTGGGTTGTCTGCGCCAGCAGAGGGACCAGTAAATTCATCGAGTGTCACGATGATTTTATTTTTCGGGATGTCCCGCGATCCCGTTGTACCAATAATCTGGTTTGGATTTCTCAGACGATTAGCTTCAGAAAATGAGTTGTCTTCCCAGTAGGAGTAGCGATCGAGTTGAACGCTTCCCCCTGGGAAAGCGTTAAAGTCATGCACAACCATCGGTTGTACAACAAACTTAGAGATGAAAGTTCCGTCTGGTCTTAATAGTTCGGCACCCAGTAGGGTTGGAAAATCAATATCAAACATTTCGCAAGTCCACAGAGGGTAGTGTTGATTTCCTACTACGGCAACTCATCCAAAAGTGCTGATTGAAAGACTCACCATCACTGAGCTATAGTTAGGAAGTTCTGAGTTTTGTTCTTCAGGACGCAATCACTACACCTAACAACCCCCTGAAGCGTTTCTTGGTTAGCTTCGGGGGGATTTTTATATCTTCCTAGAAGACAAGCCTTGCCCCTTTCAAGCCTCCGGTTGCTTGTAACTGATCCAGCATCATGTAACGCTGATTTGCAGGTACAGCAGTAAGATTAGGTGCCTGTTGTCCAGCCGGATTTCCTACTGGCATTTGGGGAAACTGAGGACGCGACTGAGGTGCAACCTGTGAATTCATCTGGTTATACATCTGATTTGCCAGGGTGGCACTCGCCAGTCCTGGATTCATTTGAGAAACCTGTCCACCTTGAGTAGGGTAGCCCTGCATATTCACCGTCTGATACTGAGCTTGTTGCATATCCTGGGGAGTGAATCCCGGAAGCTCCCCATAAATTTGTTCTAGCTGTAGATACCATTGCGCCAACTTGCCAGGATCCGTATTGATGTCAACTAGCGCTTCATGTTTTTGCTGAAGCTGCTGTGTATATGCTGCAAGCTGTTGTAATTGAACACTGGCTTGTTCTAGCTGATCTTCCGCCATGCAAGCGTATTTGTTGAGACTGTCTGCTGCAACTTCAGCAGAACCAAAATACTGGGTCAACTCCTGACTTGTGGCAAAGCCTCCATTTGCCTGTTGCCCTTGCTGTCCCTGGTACTGTTGTCCCTGGTACTGTTGTCCCTGGTACTGTTGCCCCTGATATTGAGGCAATGAAGGCGCAAGGAGTGGATTTTGTTGTTGCGGCTGACCGTAGGTCTGACTATAGGTAGAGCCTCCATAAGGAAGGGCTTGAGGCGAAGTCTGGGGGTAGCCCTGCTGGTATCCCTGCTGGTAGACCTGTGGCTGTTGTGGGTACGGTTGTTGGTAGCCCTGGAACTGCGGCATTAACGGTACTACTGCCGGGGGAAGGGATGGGGCTTGCCCATTCCGGGATGCCAGGAGTTGCATTGCCTCCCGTACCGTTTGCCATGCCCCATCCTGGGTAGGCTGTGCCTGGGATTGCGCTTGCATTGGGGTATAGCCCTGCTGCATACCCTGATGCTGTGCCGGGAACGGGATTACGTTGCTCGGATACCCGTTGTTGTAACTGGGCTGAGGAACGGGCATTGACATTTGTGGTGCCATTGCTGCCGTTCCCTGCATTGGATATGCCTGGGGAAACCCCTGAGAATACTGGGCTGAGGGTGCCGGGAACGGAACTACCTGGGGGGCTGACACCTGATAACCCGCTACCTGGCTGTTGGTTGCCGCTGAAATTGGCAGAGTTGCCGCTACCGGAGTCATTGTTGTTTGGGTAAAATTCTGGTCCATAAGAGATCTCCCTCGCTAATGATAATATTTGCTGCTGAATGAGCGGCGTTAAATCAAATCTTGCAGCCAACGGTATATTCGGATTTTGAGGGTCAGGTGTACCCATCATTTGCTGCTGCAATTGTAACAGAGTCCCGATTGAACTGCTAACAGAAGCAATAAATCGGAACGGTACTCCTGTCAACATTGAACGAATTTCTCGCTCATCTTTATCCGGGAATAGGTACTGCATTGCTTGAAGTGAACCTACACCCAATTCCTGATAATTTCTAACTCCGATTGAAAGGTCTAACTGCTCTCTGGGGTCCATTTCAAACACTGGACCTTCCCACTTCCAGTTAATTGACCTGTCTCCATAAGGAGCTAAACCACTCACTCCAAGAGGTAGAACAAACTGATTTTCTGTGTAATCTTGCAGAACTATCGCATCAGGGATAGCCCCATTCTTTTTAACTAAATTTTGAAATTTCTTCGCATTTTTGTGAGTTGTTAGCAAGTAATTCTTATAAGAAGCAAGAAATGTTTCTTCTTCAATCTGAAGCATCATTTCTAGAATCTTGGAAAGTCCGTAAGACCACAAAGACTTACACTTGTCCAGGGCTGTTGCTGCAACTTTTCCGAATAGTGACTTCACTTCTCCGAAGGTCATTCCTGACCTCATACCCAGAGGGTCAATTCCTCCCAATGCTTCATGGATGCCTTCCCGGTAGGATTCAACAAACTTCCACTGATCACCATTGATCGGGTCTGGGAAGATGTAGCCAAACCTTTCCTCACTGGTTACACCTCCAATGATTCGAGCAATCCGGCTTCTACGATTTGAATCGCCCATCCCCTGCCCGTAACGATTCCCTCTGACCCAGGGGTCATCTCTACGGGTAGAAGGATGAGTATTGGAGTAATAACCCTGTTGGGATGACCAGGAAGGTTTTTGTCCTTCGTTACCGTCCACTGCTTCCATCACTTGAGCTTTTGATCTGGTCGTGACAAGCGTGGGAGAGCTAAACAGGAAGACATTATCGAGCATGGCACTCCGCATCGAGTCCTCTGCTTCGATTGGTCCTCTCAACCAGTTGAACTCTCCATTACCAGAATCTCCCGGTTGCATTGGGTAGTTCGGGGAAACAGCACAAGGAATAAATCCCAGACTGTTCATCTGGACATTTCTAGTGAGTGGGGCACTCATCATTCCTAAATTAGCTAACCCCATCGGAGAACTGTCAGGATAGAGTGAAGGAATCTGACTATAGATTTCCTCAATAATGTATTCGGCTGTAATCCTTAACCGAATCCACTTTTTACGATCGAAGGTGTTGAGACTGTTGTAATTATTAGTCGAGTAGTCTTCATAGGAATATCGAATGATGACTTCTTGAAGCTCTCTTCCTCCGGGTTTGTAATAGGCTTTGTATTGACATTCTGGGTTATTTGGCTCTCCACCTCTAAACCAATGAATCTCATAGTTTGCGGTTCCGGTTGGACGCAGATACCAGAGAATTGAACCTGTTGTTAGAAAGAGTGTGACAATCCCCTTGTAATAAAGATCCAGCCTGTTGTAACTAACAACTTCTGCAATCTTTTTCTTGCGAGACTGCTTTTCATCGTCTTGCTCTGGGATGAAGCGAATACCCTTTCGGACAGACCATTGAGCCATCTGGGATACATGAGAAGCCACCACCAGGGTTTCCCCGGATGATGATTTTCCATCCCTTTGAGTGACGGATCTAATTATTTCGTCAAGTCCTGCCGTCATGAATTAAACCTAATATTTTGTTCCATCTTTCTTGGGTAAAAAACTTTTGAAGTGGATACCATTTTCTCCCATCCGAATAAGCTTTTTTAGAATTGCAAGAAATACATGAAGGAAATATATTACTCATTAAATGAGGTCCGCCTAAACATAGCGGAATGAAATGATCCCATTCTCCGAACGTATCCCCACAGTAAGCACAACAACCTTCAAAGAGATTAAACCGATTTTTTAAGTCTATTCCCTTTACGTTGCCTATCACAACTCCTCTATCTATAAATTTTTTAGACCTTCTTCTAAGATCAAAAGCCCTATACCCAAAAGTCTTGTGATACTCCCTGCGCTTCTTATTTACTTCTTCTCTATTTTCATTTCTAGATCTCTTTTTTTGTTCATTAATACGTTCCTTATTCGCTTTTTGATATTGCCTATTTTTTTCATTTACCTTTCCTTTATTTCTAGCAGCATAATCTCTTGATCTTTTTCGATGTTTTTCTGCTACTTCCGGTCTACGCCGATACTCTTTCCTTTTTTCTTTTGCTTCTAATGTTTGAACACGTAGCTTGACACACTCTATACAATTCCTGGAAACTTTTGCCCTGAGAGACATTCCCGTATTTTCGTATTCATGCCCATTTTTACAAATTTTTCCAAAAACATAATTTGATAAATTAAGCATTTTTCAATCACTAAACACGTCTCTCAAATTGTATCATTTTTAGTGAATGGAAGAATCACATTGCCATTTGTGAAACGTGGGATGCCACAACAAGCGTTTCCCCAGAGGATGTTTTGCCATCTCTCTGGGTCGTGGATCTAATAATTTCGTCTAAAGAAGCTGACATGCTTAAACGAGTCTATATCTCGAATTTTCATAGGGGTGATAAGGCGGCAAATACCCCATTTCAACAAAGGGATAAGAATTCAAAGCAACTCCTTGAGAAAGAAGTTGTTGCGGGGATACTTCATAATCTCGAATCATTGCTCGCCTATCCGTTAAAGAAACAGCCAAAGCATCTTCAATCCAGTTCCCTTTATTAACTGCTGCTGCTTCAAGCTGGCTTATCTGCTGTGGAGATGGCATAGCTCCTGTTCTTGCTGCATACTGTTGAGTTCTGCGATTAATTTCAGCAGTAGCCGTTGGGTTATATTTTCCTGCAATTCTTCCAGGCATTACACTTCCTCGACTGCTACTTTTGTCCTACCTGCAAAACCTCTTTTAAGAACCTGTCTTGCTCTTTTAATCGCTTCTTGCATTCGAGGAGTGATCGCAAAAGTAATACCCGACATCGTAAGTACAGGACGCATTTCTGTAAGAACTTTTTCCGCTACGCCTAAATAGCGAATGTCCTTAAAGTCCATCAAAAACTTTCGATTTGACGGATGTTCATTCTGAAGAGAACTAATAATGTTGCGAAGCTGCTGCTCAATTCCTTTTCCATCAATATCGTCGTAGTCGCAGACGATCGGAATCAGTTCTCCCTGAATGGGAAGACAGGAATTGTGCATCTTGATTTCTTTATCAGGATCATGACCCTTTTCATAAAGAAATTCTATTGAATCTTTAACTTCTTGTGGAAGAGAATCAACAGGCTTGCCATTCTTTTCAATAACAATTTCAATATTGTCAGGATAAATATTTTGACTCATCTGAAAGATCTTCGGAAAAAAGAATAGTGTAGTGGTCCTGAAGAGAAAGGCGTACTGCCAGATACGCTCACACCAGCAAAATGCTCGCTTCAATTGCTGATGGTTGATAGACTCACTACACTGGAACTATTATATACAGAATTGGTAGAATTATAGAAACTGCATGTCTGGTCAATCGCTGTCACAAAGGGAGAAATAGATGAAGTCGGATCACATCACTACTCTCGCAGGTCTTGTCGGTGGAGGCAGTCTTAGCCTCCTGGGAGTCATTCAACTGGTTTCAGATTTATCTTCGACCGTTGCCACAAGCGGAGTGTTTGGGCAAAAAACCTCAGATATTCTCCGCATCGTTTCAGGACTGGGAATTGCTGTTTTGGGAATCTATGCTAAAGGTATTGCTCCTAAAGCAAGTCCTATTTCCAATCTGGACAAACTTGAATAAGTGGCTGTTCAATAAGTTAATCTGAGATAACCACGATGCTAAGTCTGGTCATAAAACCTCTTTTTCTGCCCCCGTAAGGGGGTTTTCTGTAGGGACATAGTTTTGAAATAGCGAATGAATAAAAAGGTATTTCTCCAAGAAAAAAGTTTTGTAACTTTTAATTTGGGGATTTGAAATAATGAGTTTATCTCAGGATCTACCACGCATGATTGGAATGCCAACTCATATAAAAATCGAAGAGATCAGTCCTGTGTCTATTGGCGATCGTCATCCCACTTCTAGAAAAACAATTGGGCAAGTTGAAAAAGAACTACTTGTAAGCCTTGAGGCAATTGGAGTGCTTCACATTATTGAACGCATTCAGCGATATGGAGAAGCTAACGCTTACTTTCCTTACGGGAAAACAATCGTCTGGGTTGAAGCAGTTGATAATGCTTACTGGGTCAGGCTGGGAGTTCTAAATAAGCTTGAAACAAGACTGGTCAAGACTTTCAACATCATTACCAATAGCGGCTACAAAGATGCCTGTGCTATCAATTCCTCTTTGACTTGGGTATTCAACCAGTCACTCTAGGGACAGTGGTGAGCGATTCGCTCATCATACTTCGACTGAAAGATTAGGTCTAACTCCGAATCCTGCAAGTCCCATGACGTAAGAGTCCCGGCAATCGTCTGAATTTAAGAGCAAAATAGCTTCCCATCTTTCAGGATTAAAAAAAGATTGAGATTTATACCAGACTTCTGCATCTCTGTCTCCCTTGGAAGAATTACAGCTTTTGCAGCAAAGATATAAGTTTAAAAGCTTTTCTTTGCCTCCTTTTGTCAAAGGAATGAAATGGTCAACTGCGTTTCCTGAATTATTGCAGTAAACGCAGTTGCCATTAAATAGCTCAAATCTTTCCTTTAATTCTTCTAAGGTGTAATCTGGTGCCCCTGCTGCAAGCTTCCTAGCTCGTCTAAGGCGTTTATGGTAGAGCATTAATTCTCTACCTCTTTCTGTTTTCATATACGCCCGGTAGTTAGCTTTTTCTTCTTCTAAATGCTTAAGTCTGCGTTGTTTTCTCCAGGCTGCACAGCGCTCTTTATTTCGGGCTTTCCATGCTTTAGCTTTCTCCAGTCGAGACTCTTTATGCTTGTAATAGTTATTTTTTGAACGTTCTTTTCTAGATTCAATTGGGATTTTCTTTTCTGATTCTCTTGTTTTTAGGTTTTGACATTGAGGACATAAGCCATTGGACATCCTTCTAATACTTTTTTGTGTATTGAGAAATTCATGATTTCTTAAACAGAGCGTTCCAAATCTAAATTTTGATAAATCAAATCCATTATTGAGAAGAGTCTCTTCTTCCGAGCTATAATTATTCACGTCAGCTACTCACTCTAGTTGACCGTGCCTCGACTGTTTCCAGCAGTGCGGGGCGTTTACATTATTATTTTAACATTTATAAATGAGTGATTCATTCATTATTAGACTTCTGCTGATAAATTTGGTCTAATTCCAAACCCTGCAAGTCCCATTACATAAGCGTCTCTTGCGTCATCTTTAGCGAGTACACTTAATAATTCTTGCTTTAACCGTTTCAGTTTTCGATATTTGTTTGCTTTAACCTGTTTACGTTGCATAACGCCTGTGATTCCTCGCAGGCGTTGTATTTTATCTCCCTTGAGTCGAATTGGAAGACAGGTAATTGACCAGAGATTAATCTGATTTTGGACATAGTTGATCCAATCGGCTGCAAAGCTGACCTGATAGGACTCTGCTTCTGCAAAAAAGTTCACATAAAAATTTGTTGGATAAATAACTGGACAGTCTCCAGGATTCTCAGTCAGCCAGGTCACTTTCCCAGATCGATAGTTTGTTTCATACTCTGTCTCAGTCGTTAGGATGCCCCATTCAATCAGCATCACTAGAAGGACATTGCATTTATCGATGTTGCCTGACCATCTACCCCGACGCATATCAAGCACCCAATATTCATTCCCTAACTTTCCCCACAACAAGAAAACTGTATAATCTGCCTGCTCTTTTTGCGATGCTGAAAAGTCGCTTGAAACAGCAAGGAAATCAAAGTCTTCAAGCTCTGGAGGACATCCTTCAATCCACCAGTCAGGATGAATAATTCCAGATCCTTCTTCTGGCTTTTTGTTTTGAAACTGCAAAGCAAAAGCGTTTGGGTCATCCTCTCGAAGAAACTGAAGATAGGAAAGCGTAGCCAACTCTTCACAGTAAGATTCTTCTTCTCCTGTTTCTGGGTTTTCGACGATCGCAGACTCTTCGATTACATTCCAGTCCCGCTCAATGGTGAAGGTGGTTTCATAAATATCCTCAACCCTCATTCGGGTTCCCAAACAGACAGCTCTACCCCCTTCATAGAAGACAGGACGAATTACATTTGACCAGTTAGACTCCATCCGTTCCCGGATAGAGGGGTTTTCGATTTGTTCAGGACTCTTCAGTAAATCATCAAAAACACAAAGATGTGCTCTACGACTGGCTACAGCCCCCTTCATGCCAGCGCAAGCTAAAGTGTAAGGCTCCCCTATCCTGGGAAGATCTGCATGAGCTTTATCAATGTCCCAGGTCTTGCTGCCCCATTTCTTTCCAGGACGAACCCAGGGAAATACTTCCTGAAACTTTTCAGAACAAACAATTTCTTGAATTTGCTCTGACTTGAGCATTGCTATCTCAATCGAATAGCTAATGTATAAAACCTTGAAAGGGATTTTATAAGCCGGAGAAGTGTGGACTCCAATTTGAAAAGCTGTCCATTCAACCAAAAACGTCGATTTGCTTGACCCTCTGGGAGCTAGTATCAGCGTGTGTTTGCCACCGATTCGCTTAAGACACTTTGAGTCTTCACCTGTTTCAAGCTGCTTTGCCCAGTTAATATGATGTTCAAATGACTTGTGATTGCAGACGTATTGCCGGAATTTAATGAAGTCAGTCCGACATTCTGCCGCTTCAGGACTAACCTCTCTTTCCGATCGCTGCCGTTTCTCAAGCTGAACTTCTAAAGCTGGAAAACTGTAGAGGTGTAAACCCATCCATTTTTAACTAGAAAGAGTCTTAGACTTTACTTCTTCTCGAATCCTCAGAATTGCTGACTCACAGGCTTTACGAACAAAAGTTTCATCAGCAGTATCTTTGATTCCACCTGTAGCAACAATCAACTCAAACATTCGCATTGCCCCAGACATGATCAGAAGCTCTGTATCAACAGCAGCTTTCGTGTTGGTGATCTTATCTCCAACGGCTCTCATCTCTCGCGCAAACTGAGGCAGGAGTTCTGCACATTTCTCAGGACTAAGCTCAACCCCCTGGAGTCTCTCTTCACATCGTTGAACCATCCGGGCAAGACTGGCAAATAGCTTCTCCATTTGCAGGGTTATATCAACTCCCCGATAAGCCTCTGCCTCTTGATCGAGAAGCACTGCCTCTTCGCCCTTGGGAATGTTTGCTCCAATCCAGTTATAGACAGTGGCAAGTGAAACCTCACATCCTCTTGCAATCAAATAAGCATGGATCATCCCCTTCTGATGATAGTGAGCTTTGCAATAATCTCTAAAAGCAAGCTTATCTTCATCAGATAGGGTGTCCAGCCAAGTTTTAATAATAGAGGAGTTCTTTGGTCTACCAGTTGCCATTAGTGTTTCAGTTAATTAATACCTGGAGATGTCTGTCTTAGATGCGTCACCATTCATGATTTGATTTTGGGATCTCATCTGAGCCATTAATGCTGCTTTTCTGCGAGTACTTGTTTGAGTGTCTAAATCATAAATAGTTGGTTTACCTCTTGAAGAAAACTGAGGCATGTCCAAATCATAGGTTGGAGCATTCGAGGAATCCATACCTTATCCTTTAACGTAGGGCTGAAGCCCAGGCTTTACTAGCATCTGCCTTTTGAGCGTTCCTGGCACGATTAGCGGCTGCTTCTGTTGCCTGCTGACGCAGGCTAAATTCATGATCTCTCCAGCTTTGACTCTGGGCACCTTTACGCACAAAATCATTCCAGTTTTGCTCTGTAGTCCAACTTGCATCTTCTCTAGCTGCATTTCGTTGTTGGTCCCAAGAAGGAGTCGAGGATTGATTAGAATTGTTGCTACTACTATTGTTGTTAGCAATAGAATCAAAAGATCTAATTTTCGAATTCCAGAAGGAATTCGTTAATGAGTTTTGCTGCGCGACACTAGGACCACTAATCCAATCTGTTTGAAACCCTGCCATCTAAATAACTCCTTTATCTATAAAACTAAAATTATTGATTATCGCCAATACTGAAAATTATTTGACTGTGACAGCGCTGCCATTGTGCTAAACCGTTTGTTTCCTTCGTCTAGCTCTCCTAAATACCTTTGGGTTGCCAGTGCATCCCCTTGTATGGCTCTTTGAGCGGACATTCGAGCCAGGTCACTCATCAAGGCATTTGTGTCATCTCCTATACCTCCTCTTCCTCCGGCTCCACCACTGCCACCACCTCCACTACTATTAGCTGACAGTGAAGCTGCATGATCCATCAAATCTCTTTGCCTGGAAAAATCATTCTGCTTGCTCATTTCTCCCAGGTTGAAACTAGCTCTTAACTTATCATCCTGTTGCTTCCCTTCATGAGCAGGATTCGATTGAGCTAGAAACCCTCTCCGAAAATCACCTTCTTTACCCGCTTCTTGAAGACCGTACTGATGACTTGCCTGAGACTGATTCTGCCAATTCTGAGTTTGAGCCTGAAGCTTAAATGCTTTCTCATCCCTGATGAACTGATCATTGGCAAGCTGATTCACCCATCCCGATAGAGATCCTTGATAACGATCATTCATCCCATCCAGGGCTGCTGCCAGGTTAAATCCTTCCTGTGAACCGGAAGAGAGTTTCCCGGTTCCGGCAATTCTTCCTGTAGGTTTTGCGATCGCCATAATTAATTCTGATTCTGTTGAATTATTTTTAGTTTTTTATTGTGTTACTAAATTTGATATGTACCTTCTACACCTCGCCTTTCTCGATCTTTGGTTCTTGAATTAAGCCAATCTAACGCTTCGTTTAAATGGTGAATTGCTTCCTTGTTTTCTTTGCAGCTAAATTTACTGTTTTCATAAAATTTCAATCGATCAATTGCAATTTTGATTAAATCCTCAACAAAGGCACCATTAGAATGTTTGGTTCCATCTCTTCCATAAACAAGAGGTCCATTTTGCCAACTAACAATCACCCCAAGGGCTTGTGACATACCACCTGCGGGATTACCTTCTGAATCAGAAAATTGATGAGATTGAATTTCACTCATGTTTTACTACCTACTTATCTAAATGAACTGCGTTGAAGAACATTTGCTGCTAGAGCCTCAAGTCCTCTCCTGTTCTGAGAACCATATTGCAGTCCTCCAGCAATACGTTGACTTGCATCCTGACTTAACCCAAGCCTGAGTTGCCTGTTTGAAGTCATGTCAGCTATTTGCTTCTGGGTCAAATTTGTATTCTGAATCCCCTGAAGTCCGATTCGTGCAGTATCAACTGCTCCCTGATACCCCATTTGGGAGGCGTATTTAGAAGCTTCAGCCCCCATCCGAGAACCGTACATTGAAGCTTCAGCCCCCATCCGAGAACCGTACTTAGAGGCATCTGCTCCCATTAACGAAGCGTATTTAGAAGCTTCAGCCCCAACCTGTGAGCCGAAGATAGATGCTCCTGCGCCTAACTCTGCCTGTTTGATACTGGCATCTGCGCCAATCCGAGTTACGGCTGTTTGTCCTGCAATCTGTCTTTCAAGTAGCTTCTGTTGTCTGCCAAGGTCATAATCCCCATACTCCTTGAATTGACCAAGAACCTTCCCTTCAGCTTCAGTTTTAAGCTGTTGTTCTCGACCACTTAAGATTCTTCTTGCTTGATTAGCCTGTTCTAATTCCTGTTGTGTTTTAGGTTCAAACTGCTGATAAGCCTGACCTGCTGCGTCATAATCACCAACATCCAAAGCTCTTTGAAGACGATTACCAGCATACCCAGGCTGATTCTTCTCAAGCTGACGAAGAGGCGACCACTCATACTTGAGAGGATTTATATAATCTAATGGACCCCAATTCGGACCTTGTTTAACTTCGTATGCCATATTTGTTTAGCACTTTATCTAAAAGCTTTGCTTTTACTTAAATTGTTGCCCTAGCATCTGAGCATCATTCATCGCCTGAGTCTCAAGCATATAGCGCTTAGTAAACTCGTCTAAGTACGGAGGTGGAACTGGCTTACCTGACATAGAAGAAGATTCAGGACTACCTCCCCCTCCCATCGGAAGAAACATTGGAGCCATCCACAATAACGGGGAGTTTAAGGCTGCTCCCCCTAGTCTCATTACACCTTTCCCTAATCCGGCAATCCGTCCACCCATACCTGCGCCAATAGCCATTACAGAAGCCTCCCTGCTTTACTTACTTCCTCTCCAACTCCTGCAATTCGTCCAGCTTTTGAGGCAAGATTAATCGTTCCAAAAGCATCTCCGGCAAACGGAAGAGCACTCAGAGCACTAATTCCGGCATCAGCCCATCGACCCCGCATCGCAGAAATTCCGGCATTAGCCAGGTCAGGAATAGCCCCAAGAACCGGAACAAAACCCCCAATCGATAAAGCCCCCTGAAGTGCATCAAGGGCTTTATTCTGTTTGGCTTTTTTTTCATCGACCCAATTAAAGCTATCCATTTGAACTCACTCAACCCATGCCTTTTCTTGCCATTGCCCGACGCAGAAGGTTGGTCGCAACTCCTCCTCCTACTGCTGCTCCGACAATCCCACCAATAGCAGGATCAACATCAAATGGAGATACCTGATTGAATGCCTGAGTCAGCCCGTATCCGGCTGCTCCGGCTGCTGCTGCTCCAAGTCCCTGCTGTACATTCGGAGACTGCATAAATTGAGATCTCAAAATGCCATCTAACATTTGTGCCGCTTTCATTCTGCGTGGATCGCTTCCGGGAGCAATACCACCAATCCCTAAATCCATCGGCGGAACTCGCATTCCTGGAGCCATATCGTCCATTTCAGGAATTGGTCGATAATCAGCAGTAGATCGTCTGTAATTTGTTTGCATCATGATTAACAACTCTAGTAATTTTAATTTCTGTATCCGAGGGACTGCTGATAAATGGAGTTGAGTTTATAGTCGTTTGTTAAAGTCTCGTTTTCCTTCTGAAGGCGCAAACGCTCTTTCCCAACCACAACAGGATCTAAATAGCCATTCGGAATAGATTGAGGCAGATTAGAAAAGTTAGCCTCAACACTTTGCGGATTTGGAGCGTAATTATATTTAGAAATTGATTGAGTCGGTATCTGCCCCTGTCCCTTCGCTTCCTGAAATGGCACCTGAGTCTGAGCTACCATTTCTGCCTGAGAAGGACCAGAGAATGTGGGATTGATTAATCGGTTGTACGCTAGATAGCCTGTTCCGGCTACCCCTGCCAAAGCTCCTCCAGCCAGCAAAGGATTATTCTTTGCAAACTGATAGAGTCCTCCGGCTAGATTTTTACCTCCTGCCAGCACTCCTGCAATCCTGCCTGTTCCTGCTCCAGTCTGCATCATAAGGCTCTACTCATCCCTGTGAGTCATTATTCATCGCTGTTTCAAGCGATTCCTATTAATCGTAGCATTGAGTCTCGATTGAGGCTTCTTTTTTGTTATTTTGATGATTGATAGACTCATTAAAAACAGTCTAAGAACAAAACTATTCATAAAGGAAAAGATTATGACTGAAACCAATAAAACTACAGAAAAACAAGATAAGGTCAAATGGACTAAAGAAGAGTTGGAACAGTTCAGAATTAAAGCACTTGAGATTGTTCAAAAAAATCCTTCCATTTGTCAGGCTCATCTAGCGAGAGCACTAATGCCATTCTTTCCCACTCGATCCAATCAATCAGTCAAGAAAAAAATTCAAGCATTAAATCTTGATCTCAAAATTCACTACGCCAGAGGTAGACAGCTTGAAGTTGAGAATGAATGGTTAAGAGAGAATGCAGGAGAATATCCACTTCCAGTTCTACTCAGGCGATTTAATAAAATCAGAAAAGACTTCAACCTCTTTCCGCTTAATGAAGGAGGTTTGAAAAAACGACTAACCCAACTGCAAATCAGTATCAAGTTGTGCAGTAGCACCTATTTCACAATCTCTGAAATTTGCAAAGGATTAAATTGCGGCTATATGTGGTTTCGCACCGTCATCAACACTCCTCAGTACAGGAAAATCCTCAAGCCTAAAAAAAGGAAGGGGTTAGCTGGCTATATTTATTTCCATAGAGCACATTTACGAGAGTTCTTTTTGACCTATCCAACAAAGCTGGATGGGCTATCTCCTGACATGCTCTGGTTTCTGGATATTGTTACAGATGGAAAATACACCTTTACGGTTGGGAACGGATTTACAAACTCAATCAAAGCTAATGATAGCCCTGAAGAACAGATGGGAGAATTGGGTTTTGAACTGGAACCAATCGAGTCTCTTACGGAATTTGACCTCGCTGTTTGAACCTCTCCATGACCTTTTCTTTAACTCGTTGAGACTGAGCAAACGGATCCAGATCAGGATCATAGGATTTTGATTTCATGTATCCGTACATCCCTGCTGCAACTCCGGCTGTAATTGCAGCTCCACTCAAGGGCACCTTATAACCCATCAACTGAACTTCCGGTTCATTATCAAGATTATGCCAGGTGCCTTTGAGTAATCCCATTCGAGAGACAATCTCAGCCGTTTTAGGAACAGCGCTACCCATCAAAGCTCCAATTGCAGCCCTTCGACCTGTATTAATCAGGCTGGTTCCAGGCTTTCTTGTCAATGCTCCAACAGTTCCACCAATTGCGGCTGTTGCCAGTAGGTTTGCTTTTTCTAAGTCGAGAAGACCGGGAACATTAAAGCCCTGATACTGCTTATATTGCTGATAGTCTTCAGGTGAAACATCGGGTCTTTCCTGATTGAACTCCGGATAGGGAAGCAGCTTTCCTTTACGCCCAACAACATAACCTACAATCGGTTCCAGTAGGGGGGCTTCAGACTTTGTTGGATCTTCAGGACTTGCGAATATCGCAGAATAGCCTTTAGGTCTACCAAAGTCTCCCAGGTTGGTCAAGTCTACATTCCCACTTGCTACATCCAAAGCAGTTACTAACCCAAACCCGGTTGCAGCAGTAGCCCATCTTGGCACTTTCCCTGAATAGTCCATAAACCTTGCAGCTTTAGGAATTTGTTCTCCTAACTGATGGGTAATCGCTAGAGGATGGTTGTATCGCCAATAAAGTCCTCGACTTAAATCCCCTGCCAGATCGCCTGCTATTCTGCCAACTCCATAGGCAATCTTTTGAGGCAAGTCTAAACCCTGTATATCAGAAATACCATTAGCATTTTCAATATTGACAGAATTTTGCCAGAACCTTAATGACTGACTGCGATCATTAGGCAAGGCTCTTTGAAAGCCTCTTTGAACCTGTACCTGTAGCGGTTTGATCGTTCTGCCAACCATATTTTAATTCCAAGTTATCCAGGTTTAGCGCAAGGAAAGATAAACTATGAATGAATCACTCATTTATTATCGCCCTTATGACTGACTTTGCCTCCGAATATAATTACCCTGAAGGACTGGATCCTAGAACACTACCCCCAGACCTCAACAATTCCAATAACTCTACTTTCCCAGGTGATTCAACAGAGTATCTGCAAGCTCAGGTAAGTCAGCTTCAGCAACTACTCGCTCAACAAACTCAATTTAACAATCACAACAACTCCCCTCTGCCACAGCCTTTTCAGAGTCAGCAGGTTCAAAGGATGCCAGGACTTCAGAACCAGGGACTTCAGAACCAGGGACTCCAAAATCAGAAACAACCAGGACAAGGACAGTATCTTTACTCTGTCCCTGAATCTACCTATCCTTCACAGCAGGCTAATTTTGCCCCTAACGCTGAAAATCAGTACCAATCAGGCAACGGTAGTCAACCACAGGAAAGCAGCTTTTGGGCACAAGTTCTTGGCTATTTACAAAAACTTGCTGCTCAAGAAATTGCCGGGGTTTCTCTTTACGCTTTTTATAGCGCAACGATCGGAGGCATTGAATCAACAACTGTTGCCTGTCGATTTGGTCTATTGGTTCAAGACTGTCTTGAATCCTATCAGCAAAATCTTCAATTCATTCTAAGAATTGACGAAGGACGGACTTACCTGAAAGGAACTCCTAACCCAACCGAAATCAATTACCTTCCCCATGACACAAACTCTGGGAATCCCAAAGTTGCAATCCAAAGAATGATTGAATTTGAAACTCGCCTTTCTCTTCTGGTCGCAGAGTTTAGAAGTCTGGTGTTAGATAAAGATCCTGTGTTGGAATTCTTCTGTAATCAGAAGCTACTCAACAAATCTCAGTTACTAACAGAACTCAAAAGTCTGATGAAATAAATATAGGAATAAGGTAAATGCCAGTTCTAAAAAACTTCCCTTACTTCAGTCAGAGGGATAATCAATTTAACCCGTCTGGAAGCTGCAACGTGACCTCGATCGCAATGTCTCTATACTTTCTGGGCGTCCGGGGGGATACTAGCTATCCTCAATTAGAAGATCAGCTATACACTCGTTGCACCGCCAAAGGGTGGAGTCGTCATGACCCATGTGGGCTAAAACAGTTGGTAGAGAGTTATCCAAATTGCAAGGATGACCTAACCACAAACGGAACATTAAGGGACATTCGAGATGCAATCGATAAAGGCATTCCTTGCGTACTGCATGGCTACTTTACTCGATTTGGGCACATCGTTGTAGTCAAGGGCTACGACAATCACGATCGCAGCTTCATTGTGAATGATCCCTATGGAGAGTGGAACGATTGGGGCTACGATACCAGCGTTTCCGGTGAAGGGTTGCATTACTCAGCAAGCCTGATTTCTCGCCTGTGTAGCCCAGAATCGATCGCTAACCCTAGCAACATCTGGCTACACCGGATTCGTTATGAAAGCAAAAAATCAAGATAAGGCTCTAGCAATGTGAAAAACTGGCATAGCTAGTTCATCTGCTGCAAGCAAGAAAGGATTAGCTTCGCCTCCATCACCTTCATTTCCTCTTGCAACTCGATCAATACCTTCTGAGATACCTGTGCCGATATAACCTCCAGCAATCGAACCAGAGATACTACCCAGGTTTATTGGAATCCGCCTGCCCTTAATTGTTGGATTAACGCTGATATGAGGTCCATAACGGTGAGCTAATACTTCTCCTGCGTATGCCCCTCCAACTCCTCCGACTGTGTTTAACAAAGCTCTCTGGTTATCCTGTCCAGACAATCGACCGATGCCATAAGTCAGCGCACTAAACACGAGTGGCTGAATTAGAGGGCTTTTAAGTAATCCGGCAATACGTCCCATTAAACATTACGCCCTAACGTAGTTTGCATAGTTTGAACGCGAGAATAATGAAAAGCTTCTTCTGAGGAGGTTAAGCCCGATCCTATATAAATGTAGGAGCAAATCCTATTTTCATAAACATTTGCGTCAGATGCTCCGGGAGCAAAAACGAGAACTTGCCCAGTGGCTCTTGTACTAACAATAGTTCCAGTCCCCGTACTGCCAACCTGCGAACCATTACGATAAACCCTTAAATCGTTTGCAGCAATTCTTGAAGAAGAAATTAAACCTAATGTGTTGGGAATTGATGAAATAATGCGTCCTGAACCACCACTATCCCAACAATCAAAATAGCTGCTATTGTCTGTTGAATTAAGACAAAATAACCATTTGCCTGTACCTGCACTAACATTCATGGTACCTGGATAACCAGAACTTTTTGAATTAGTTCGACTATAAAAACTTTGTTGAGCAGAGTTATCAGAAGCTAAATGGCTGCTTGGGATAAAACCTGTACTGATGGATTTTGTCGTGTTAGAAACACCCGGATTAAATCCAGTAGAAAGGCTATAATCACTAGCCACAAAATTATTATTAACAGGAATAACTCCAGAAGGGGCTACAAGAGGAATAAAACATCCAACAAAGGTATCCGTAGCAGCCGGAATAATCAGTCCACTACTTAGCTTTGCCCAAATACCATCAGTTTTACACCCTTTAACATAGGCATCGACAGCATTGATTGAATTTACAACCGAACCACCAGCAGCTTCTACTGCACTTTTCCAGGCAAGCGTAACAGCATCATAGGTAGGTCCACTAGACTGACTACTGACACCTTCAAAAACACTAATGCCGATTCCAAGTTTTGGCATTTCTCTATCGATAAAAAGCGTACTGAACAGGAATTCGATAAGCAATGACTGAACCAGCAGACAGTTGAAGTGCAGTAATAATTCCTCCAAAACCTTTACCAGAACTCAAAACAATACTAGTTCCTCCAGAAATATTTCCGGTCAGACTGGTAAAAGTCGCATCAACTGAACCAATGTTTTGAATATAATACCAATAAAACCCAGTAGGAGGAGTTTGGACACCTGTCCCAGTCAGAACATCAGCCCCAAAATAACCAATAGCTGCTTCTACTTCTCCAAACTTCTCACCTAAAAAAGCCATAACAACTCCTTCTGCTCTTTCTATTACTGCGGAGGATTAATATAATTTTCTGGGTAGTCCATGATCTTGCTTGAAACTGGAAACACTGGAGAAGAGTAGTAATGAGGCGATAAAACTCGTCTGCTTGACGCCTGCTGTGGCTGCAATAAAGAAAGAGGAATTGGGCTTGAATCAGATTGATTTGATCCAACCTGATTCAGTAAGTGGGCAACATTTTCAATAGGAATCTTTGAGTCAAGATCGAGTGTGATCTTACCCTTAACTTTTACTCCACATCCTGCAATTCTTCCTGCCATCAGCTTTAGCTTTAACCTTAATTTCTATTAAGCTTTGGTATTAAATTAAAAGCGGTTTCCTGTCCTGCTTTCCCTCCTGACAACAGAGCAGCAATGTATCTAGCATCTGGTCCTCCATCCGGTCTGGTTAGCTGCTGCTGTGGAGGACTGTCACCGTAATAACGGGCATGAAATGAAGCAATCCCTCGCCAGTCTTGTTCATCTAATGGTTCACCATTTACAATTTCTTTAGTTCTCTCCATCCGAATTTTTGACTCCCCTCGCCCATACTCTTGTTGCAGTTGCAACCCTTGTCTAGCTGCAATCTGCATTTCCTTTGTCGGTGGAACTCTTGCAATACATCCAGTCATTAAGCAAAGCACTCTCCTCTCATGCGATAAGCAGAACTAACAGAAGTTCCAGCTACAGAAGCCTGCATTGTCTGGGTGCCGGAACCACTAAAAAGAGCTTCTAATGCACAATATTTGTGATAACCAATACTGCTTGGTAGTGTTATTAAAGTCGCTGTAGTTGCAGAAGCAGCAGACAGAATAGCAACATCTGCATCTGCATGAGGAGAGACTGTACTGTCTTCCCCAATAGACCATGCCATCGCCTGAGTATTTCCCCCAGAAGCAAATAGACTAAAAGCTAAAGAAATAGCATTTTCTACCTGTCCACAAACTAACTCTAACTGGTTAGCAGTATTGCCGTTTGCCTGCCTAACTGCTGTTGAGGTGTAAGTCCAGGTTGCATTGGCATAAGGTTTATAGAGTTCTCGATTTACCCTGTTATAGAGATTCCACAAAAAACGTTTTGATCTACTATCTTCTGTGGTCGTTGTTGATGTTGTTCTAAAAGTTCCTAGATAAGTTCTATTATCAGGAAACTTAATTAGAATTCCACCTTGTCTTGTAAATGGAGTTGCTCTTGTTGTGTCGTTTGTCCAAGCAATCGCTTCAAGTGTCAAAACTCCAGCATTGTCATAAACAAAAACATCGTAGTTAGTATTATTAGCTAATGTTCCTAGTGTTAATGAAATTTCAGTAAAAGATCTAGATATAAAATTAGAACCATTCCAAAGCAAAATACTGCTACCAACATGAGGAACGTAATAAATTGTTGTTGCTCCAATAACATCTGCTAAAGTAACAGGAGTAGCAGAAGTAAAACTCAGCCTCCCTCCCATACCGTTCTGTCTATTTCCCAAATAGCCTGGATTGATTGAAGAATCGTTGAGATTAATCATCGTTCAAATCTCCACAACACATCAATCGTTGCGCTTGTCCCTCCTGATTCATTGACGAAATTAAATCGAACTTCTCCACAGGGAAGCTCAAAATAATAAACATAATCTCCATTGCCTACAATGACTTCACTTTGAGAAGTATCTCCAGGAGATCTGGGGAAAAGACTAAACCAGTTCCCCGATCCAATAACAGCCCTACCCTCAACTCTGACAGTAACAAAGCTGTTTATGTTGGCAACAGTGAAAAAGCAGGATCCTCGCCTGTAGTTCGCAAAAGACTTTGCACTTGAAAACCCAGGTGCCGATAGTGTGGCATCAATATAAGTCTGAGGACCATAAAAACTTACCCCATCAGGAGTAATCCTGGTTGACAGTGGAGTTACAGGTGATTCATGTCTGGTTGCTAGAACCGTCCTTAATGTTGTTGATCCAGCAGTACCAGAATTGAAATCAAAAGCAGAAGAACCATTTGATAGCTGAACAGCTAAAGGGGTTGTTACAGACTCATGCCTGGTCGCCAGAACAACCGGAGCAGACACTCCAGCCGCACCCTGACCAAGAGAGTAAGAAGCTCCTCCAATTTGAGATATGTTATTTGCAAAAGTGACTCCCGTACCTTGCCTGACCGGGAGTGGATTAGTGTTGTCAACGGGAATTGGTGAGCCTGCATTGTAGAGACACAGAAACTCTGCCGGAACAACTAAGTCCGATCCATTTTTAGCCCCAAGTTGAGAGAAATTATTATCGTCTCGATCTCTCAGATTAACTGGAAAATCAACCATTAGCGTCTACGGGAAAAATTTATCATCCGTCGATCGCTACACCTAACCGTAGTTTAACCTGTAAAGCCTCGAATCCCAAGAGTGTAGTAGATCGGAAAGCCCATTCCTGGAGCAGTCCCTACTGCTAGAGTTCCTTCATGATTAATCACTCCCCAAACATCATTGCCAAGATAGACCAACCAGGCAGCATCCCCAAATCCATTAGATCTCAAGTAACCAGTAACCCCAACAACACTGGAAAGGTTCTGGAACCTGATTGATTGCCCAGGATTTTGAGCAATCTGCCATCCAGCCGAAGTTCCAGCATAAACAGCAATCTCATCACCAATAGCAGGAGCAGCCGGAAGAAGAATGAACACTCTGGAAATTCCAGTAGCAATATATCCATTGCCAGCTATCCCAGACTCGTTTGCCGCTGTTGTCTGCCAGGTTAACCCTCCACTACCTCCACTTGAAGGAGGGACAGCCCATTGACCATCTCCCCGCAAAAATGTCGTCGCATTGGCTACTCCTAGCCCCAAAACAACCGGATTAATCAATCCGGTCGTGATAATGCTGGCATCAAGATCGGGGATGTCCAGGGGCACTAAGGCTCTGAATACAGGAGTATCCAGGGCACCAGCAGCAGGACCAGCAAAAAAAGTGTTAGCTGGCTGTAAATCAAGCGTTAAAACGATTGTTCCTGCAATAGTGATTGGAACCCCTGCAACGTCAAACAGTCCCCCCGGAGCAGTCAAGTTAATAGAAGTGACGGTTCCGCTTCCTCCACTACCTCCACCCCCACTATTCAGGTCTTGAATCGCCTGAATAATACCTCTGAAGGAGTGGTCGTAAGGGGGTCCAAACATGGGCACAGCCACCAAACCAAACTTATCGATTAGCGCCTGGATAACTCCCTCGTAGTTCTCAGCATAAGGAGGACCGTAAGGCATACAGCGTCATGAATACTTCAATCACCATTATTGCCCATACCCCATCGCATTGAAACAGCCGTAGGAGTCGTCGGAAAAAGAAATATTCCTAGCTATAAATACTCGTTATCCCAACTTCCGTTCGCTCGACTCTCCTGATTAGGGTTTGAAACCTCCTATTTGACGATATTTAGGAACCCCTAACGGCTGAAACCCTTACCCATGAGAATACTTGTGGATATTGTGATGTTTTTCTAGTTAGTTAGATATAGAGATATATAACCTCCCCTACTATTGCGTTTTATTAAGCGGATTTCTGGTGAGGTTATATATAGGGTGAGGGATATGGGTCAAACACCACCATTTCCACAAACATTCTCATACGTAAGGGTTTCAGCCGTTGTAACTTCGCCATCCATCACCATGAAATTGACCAGATTTCCCCAAAATTCCCGTTCGCTTGGCTGCATCGAGCTACCTTTTTGCCATACTTTTAACTTGAGTAACAGCCGAAATATTGTCTGGGACAATGTTTCAAACGTTCGCTCAACCAGAAACAAGGAGATTAATGCAGTTTGGTGAAAAAAGACCTCAAAGACCCCGAATGTAAACCGTTTTGTAATACTCCCTGTCTTCCTTTGTGTTACTTGTCACCCAATCCGGTTGTCACCCCTTCATTCTTCCGGTCTTTTCTGTTTTCAGAATCCTTACTTATGAGAATATTCAGCGATTAACTACCTTTTCTCACCAAACTGCTGTACGGTGAAGTTTACTTAATTCCTCTTAACACTGATAAAATCGATTAATGCAGTTTGGTGAAAAGAGGTAGTCCTGTTTTTCTGAAATATCATCCGTGTAAGGCTTTCAGCATTCGCCCCATGTTTACATATCTATACATAAAAAATCAGAACACTTGAACTAAATCCGAGTTTTTGATCCAAATCTGGGATTCCCCGGAAATTTTTAGAAGGTGGTAAATCAGTTTGGATTTAGGGAGTTGCAAAGATGAGATGCATCGTACCCACTCACTCCGTTTTCGTTCTGGACAAAAAAGAAAAGGGGATTTCTGGCGATCGCCCTTCATACACTTCGAGGTAACAGGTGTGATGGGTTGCTACGATCTCTCATCGGCTGCTGCTGACCTTCACTGTTCCGGCTGCTTCAATGACATGACAACGATGGACCTTTCAGCTTCACTGCTTCGCTGACACTCCGAGGTCGCTACGATCGCTCACTCATCCTCACCCATCTCTTGAGCCTGCACAGATGACAGGGATGCCCTCCCTTACGGATGCTGCGCATGGTTTCCTGGATGACCTACTATTCATCGTGTAATTACTATTCGTGGTGGACTTGGGGTAGCAGTGAGGGGTCTGCGTCACCACAAGTACCAGAATTACCAAAGATGCTTATTCTGTTGGAGGTTTATCTATGTCTATGCCTTCGGCATTGCATCACAAGTAGTCACAGAATCACCAAAGTTATCATGGTTTTACTTTAGTTGCTGTGTCTTTCTATGAGGTTCTATGTAAAGAGCATCGATAGAACTGGATTCTTTCCTGCGATCGCTGTGCATACAAAGGAGGCGCTTGCGCCTGGAACAAGATGCTAAAAATATTCTTTCTTGTCGTTTATCTTTTTGTTTTATTAGGAAAATTACAGCAACAACACTGACATCTAATTCTAGGGCTACGCCCAGGTAATACGCTGCCTGAAAGGGGGTGTACAAACGATTCAAAGGAATCACTCCAATGAGTACCTTCGTTATTTTCCTTAACACTTCCACAGCTTTTGAGGATTTAGATCTAGCGACCGTAGTTCTTCCTGAAACCTCTATTGAAACTGAGTGGTTTGGGACTATTGGTTCAGTCCACAATAGTCTTGGCTACTCTTCTCCTGTTTTTCCCAGAGACTCCTGTCAACTTACGTCTAACGCTGATCTGACTGGACTGGATGTGCTCCTTGAAGCAGATCCCGACTTTGATGAAACCAATCCTGAATATCTCGCCTTCTGCATGACTGAGGATGATTTGTTCTAAGACTTTGACTCTGTTCGTAATCCCTCCCTGCCGAAGGCGTGGAAACGAGATCACAGAGAACCAGTGTTTATCAAAATTGATCATTGGTTCTCTATGTCTTCAAATTCAAGAGCTTCGCTCTCTTCGGGGTTGAGGAGGGGTTTTTGTATGCGATCGCTAGCTCCAGGTGACACATATTATTCTTTTTTCCGAAGACAGGGTAGTACTTTGTTGATGGGAGGAGTGTAGTTACTCTTAGAAAGGATTGCCAGTCATGTTTACTTACACCTACGCTTTCATTATTTTCTCATTTGTTTCCGGTTTCCTCACTGCAAGAAAGTTCGGCATTGATTCTCCTCAGTATGCAGCTTGTAATGTTACAACTTTTGTTGGCGGGATGGTTGTCCAGGCTCTATCAACTCATTAATCCATTATTGAAAAGATTGTCGAGATATGAACCGAACAACCTGGAAGATTCTTAAGTACATCCTAATTGCTATTCTCTGCCTGGTTGGAGCGCAACAGCTTGTCAATCACCTTGGGTTTGTCTTTAATGCTCTGACAGCCCTTGCAATGTTTTTTGGCATCATCTATGTAGACCGCAAGAGCAAGGCTCAACCTGTGCTTAAGCTGGATGCCGAAATAGAGTCTGATGAAATTGTTGAACAGTAGGAGATTTTGATGCAACGCTGTTTCCCCCTCCCTGCCTTTGGGTAGGTTGAGAGGGATTTTGCATTGGCGATTGTAGAGAGGTAGTCCTCACGGAGAAAGAATCTTTGTTCAGACGAAGACTGGAGATTTGATTCTACTGTTATCAAAGATTCTTGAATTGACACGAATAATCAGCGTTGTCACTTCGAGGTACTTCGGAAACAGAGAGATCTATTTCTATAGCTTCGCTATTTCTTTTTCCGACGACAATGACTACGACAGCTTCTAATCATCTAACTGGATCTGCTGCTGAGTTCCGAATTAAAGATTCCCTCAAGCGCATTAAAGCCAAATTCATTCTTCCTACTTGTGACCTTCTTGGCATCGCTCAACAATCTACCGTTGGCAAAAGAAGAGTAGAACAGGCAACACCTTATCTGCTCCGAGAGTATAACAACGACCTTCTGAATGTTCCGCAGTCTGAACTGCTTGACCGGATCTATGGGATTGATTGCCTTATTACTTATCGGGGTTGGACAATTGCCCTCGATATTACGGTTAACTTGGATAGTCTCACTGACAAAGCCAACAAACAGAGAATGCTCTCACTCTCACCTCTCTACACTCAAGTCGGCATTGACCTTGCTGCTGTTGTCTGCGTTTCTAACAGTTTCACCGATGCAGATTTACGGAAAGCTCTCTCTGAAGTGATTGCAGGCAAATCCGTAGTGCATCTATAACTCACTGCTTGCAGGACATGGGAACAACATTCTGTGTCCTGCATTATGGGTAGTTTTTCAACATAGATCTCACTGGACATCGCTTCAAGTCCATGGCGCAGCCTAAAAACAGAACACTGACTGATCTAGCTGTTATTGATTAGGAATAGTAAGAGAAGTTCTTAATCATAAGTCAGGTGGAACCTTCAGTAGATTGACATCCTATTCTGGGTGATTACACCCTTTATTCCTCTACTCGCTTCATAGGAGATTTGTTATGATTTTTGCAGTACTTCTTTTCATTACCTACTTCTGCTTTTTCTCAGCCTTTGCCTCTCAACATCAGACTAAGCCTGTTGCATCCGTCAAGACTTCGGCTAAAACAATGACTGCTGCCACGATCGTTATTTCCACTGCTCAACCAACTCAATCAGTTCAACCTGCTCAGTCTGTTCAGTCTGCTCAATCTGTAGATTCAAGACTCCTCGACAAGAACGGTAAACCTCTTAGGGGAGCAGCCCTGAATGCCCGGAAGAAGAAGCTCTCTGCTGTTTGCCAATAATTATTGTGGTAATTCTCAGACTGATCAAATGTTGAACACACCACCTGCTTGAGGTTTAGAGATGACTATTTTAGTTGTTAGTAAGAAACTTGTTGATCTGAGTTCTCTGGTGCCTGAGAGCAAAATCTGGATTGACCGCAGATCTTTACTCGGTAATCCTTTTGATTTACCTAAGAAGGACGATGAGGCACAACGGGCAATTGTAGTTCAAGCCTTTGCTCTCTATTTGTACAAGACAATGAAGGGAGAAGAACCTGTTGTGGTGGCAGAAGCAATTGCAGAACAGAGAAATCTGATTATTGCTTCTACCTGGAAAAAGCCAACCAGAAAACAGATTTTGCTTGAAATTGCTAAGTTGGTTGAAATGTTCCGATCAAAGAAGCCAATCTCTTTTATTTGCCATTGCAAAGAAGAGGGTAAGGAAGTTCTTTGTCACGGTGACAGACTTGCGAAGGCAATTGCCTACTATGCAGAACAAGAGTTTTGAATACCAGAAGGGGAGTATTGATTCTTGCGATCGCAGGATCTTTGCTCCCCTGCGAAGCATGAAAACTGATATTACTGCTAGCTGTTGTTAGTGTGATTTTCAGATTCTTTTTCGGTTTTCACGTTGACATGCTTTTTCCATTGACATCTATTTCTACAGCTTCGCTGTTTTTTTCCGATAATTTTAGCAATTCCAGAAGGTAGTTCTTCGACAATTCGATTGATGTAGATTTGAGATTCTGCATCATGGCACTGCATTCTGTTACCCGCACTGAAACTGAAGTTGTTGATTTGTCTTTAATGGACTACTACCTTCAGTACGAAGATCTGAACAGTCGTTTAGACATTTACGATACTCGCATCACTCCTGCATTGGTTGGTCCGATGACTGCCGAACAGGTTCAGGCTTCTAGAGTTCTCCTCTTTGTCCGACATGAATTCTTTCAGGATGAATACTACTGCTGCGATCGAGAAATTGATTACCCCGAATACCCGATGGATTACGAATTCTAGCGAAGCTAGAAATTGTTTTTTGAGGTAAATAAGGTTTTCTAGTTAAACATTGAATTAAAACCACTTTAATTAATGTTTAGGTGAATTATTCTTGAAAACCTTGGAAAACAATTTCTAAAGCTACGCTTTGGTAGTTATCCAAATAGAGAGAAGTGTAGAGTTCACACCGATTATGCTTGCACTTCTCTCTTTGGTTCACTCAATTTTTGATGAAGCCTGGGGCGCTTGCGCCAAAAACCTGATTAACCTTGCTATTGAATCGGATTTTAATGTTGTTCATAGTATTGCTTCGGTTTTCATTAATATCATTTTCGAGAGCTTTGCTCTCTGGACTGCTCCTCCCTATTTCCCAGAGTTGGTCATTTTGTCAGGTTTATTCTTTCAATTTCACCCCTGCCTGTCTACTTACAAGCATTCATTCCATAAAGGCGTTATCTTTCTCAAGCTTGCAATGACTGTCTACACCGTGGGAAACGTTCTCTTCTAATCATCCACACAATTGATTTTGAGTTAAGCCCTGGAAGTTCTGTTTCTAGGGCTTTGCTTTGAATCAAAACGGAAGAAGGTAATTTTCCAAAGATTCAAAAGTGTTCGATTAACTTCCTAATGGAGATTTCCCATGAATAACTACACTGCAATCGGTCGTCTGTATGCTCAAACTGAAACTAAGTTTTTTGAGTCTGGTTCAATCTTGAGTGAATTCACTCTCGTTATCAGCAAACGTCCCTACACTGACAATAACGGTAATCCGGTTGTTCCTGCTCCAGTCAGCGTTCCCTGCAAGTACTGGCACAAGTCAGCTAATCTTGCAGAGTACCTCCAAAAGGGCAAGCAAATCGGGATTAGTGGTGAGCTTGAAACTGAGCGTTGGGTTGATAGAGCTACTGGCGGCAATCGTTCGAAGATGATTGTCAAAGTTAATAACCTCGAACTCTTGGCATCTCCCAAGGGTGAAACGGTTGAAGCTCCTGTTGATGAAGTCGAAACTGCTGAAACTGTTGAGGCTGATGTTCTCCCCTACTAAATCCTGGTCGTGAAGTTAGCCTCCTGTCCTCTTCGGAGGATGGGAGGTTTTTTACTTTTTCTCTTATCCTGGTAATTCTCTGCACTATATTTCAATTGCAGTTTCTAGAACTTCACCGATGAAGATTGCATTTACTGGACCTAGACCTCAGAACCTTCCTGGCTATAATTTTGAGCGTCTTACTAATTTGGCTGTTGCAACTCTTAGAAGAACGGTTGAAGTTTACAAAGTTCAACCTGAAGATATTACTGCCTACAGTGGTTGTGCCCTCGGTTGGGATACAGCTTGCATTCACGCATGTCAGTACTTGAAACTTCCTTACATTGCTTGTGTGCCCTTCCAGGGGCAGGAGAGCCGATGGCATAGTACTGATAGAGATCTGTACCTAAAGAATCTAACCTACTCGAAAGAAGTGGTGATCGTTGATACTTTGTCGGATTACCAGATTACTCGATATGACATTAAGGGTGATCGCTATCTACCTGTCCCTCCGGGTGAATACAACTCTCGCAAGCTGACGCAGAGAAACCGTTATATGGTGGACCAGTTAACTATAGGAGATGTCCTGATTGCCCTTCTCAACCCTCGAAATCCTTCTAGTGGGACTAAGTATTGCGTTGACTACGCAGTTAGCAAAGGTGTCAAAATCATTAACGTCTGGAATTCCTGGGAGAAATATTCTGTTTCGAATTAGAATAGGTTTAGTTTCTTTTTGATGAGTACTTCAATCAGTATGTTTAGAAAGGCGAGTTTTTATGACAAACACAGACGATGGTTTTCAAATTAAATTTGATCTCCAAACAGATGTTCAGACTCATCAGCGGTATAGAGAATATGTTTTGCAGCTTTTAGAGATGACAGCGAATGCCTGTACTCCGATTGATGCTTTTCAACAGATGGAGCAATCTTTACCAAAGCTTAAAGACTTTCCGATTCGTCACCCGGAAGGATTTGTGATGGACCTGAATGCTTTGGCAGTAGAAGCTAAGACTGTCGGACTATCACCTCTAACAACCCTCCTTAGTCTGCTGGCTATAGCGATCGTGTCAAACCAGTATACCGAGATTGCGGCTATTTCGACATTTGCTTCAGCAGTTCTAAATTTGAATATTAGTGATACTCCTTTCAATTCCAATAGTAATGATTTGAACTAGCTCACTCAGTTAAATTGTCCGAGGTTGGAGCCTTTCCTTTAATTACCCAATATACAAATCCTCTTTCTGGGGGATATTTTCCGTTATAGCCGTTGTTCATCCTTTTTCTATCACGAATTTGTGCATGCAAATGTGGACCTGTTCCCGCAGATCCACTAAAGCCAAATACGGTTCCAGCCGGATACTCTCCAGGATTGCATTTACTCAGGTGCAATGATTCAAACGAGAGTCCTGGAAAGTCAGGAGAGGTCTGAGAAGAATAAGTTCCCCCGGTCCCTCCGGTATCTTGCAGGCATTTCACAGTTGTTGAGGTGCCTGCTTTTCCGATCGTGTGCAATGGAGTTCCTACGTCCATAGCCACGTCGATTCCCATGTGATCGCGGGAGCAGGTAGGACAATCAGCCACATTGCGAGGTCCAAACGGGGATGTAACGGTGTAGCCTGCGATAATTTCTCCCTTTTTGGGAGGGAGTTTTTGTCTTGCCGTAAATCCAGTAAAAGCAGACTCTCCTAAATGCAGTTTCTTTAGTCCACTCGAAACGATATTGGTTGCCTGCTTATGGTTGACTAGCAGCAGAGCTATAGCAAGCAAGACTAAAGTTCTACGTCTGGAACTATTCGTAAAATTAGTAGCACTAGCACTACGTTTTAATCCTGCATCCATTACCCCGATACTTTTTCTTGTAATTTCCACAAGATGCCGAAGGCTGATATTGAAAAATTCTCAATTTTCAAAAATGTGTTCATTATTAATCGAGCCTCTAACTCTCTGTTCAATTTCCCAAAGTAATATTTCTGCTGGATTTACCACAATTTCTTTTCCTGCTTCACCCGCAATCCTACTTTCTGCATAAAGAATGCCAACCAAACAATCCTGTTTATGAAAACGGAAGTCCAGGGCATCCTCTATTAGTCCAGCTTCTTTTGCTCCACACAGGCGACAGAACCCTTTTTTAGTGTTGACAGCCTTCTCCAGGGAGTTGCAGAGCAAGTAATCGAAGTGCTGAACCTTCAAATTCCAGATCTCTTCTTGCCCCCGGAGATACTGCTGTTCAATCCAGGACACCTCCATTTCCTTACGAACAATGGCGATCGCTGCGACTGCTCCAATCAGGACAATAAACCACCCCACCATCCAATCGAATAGCAGGGTGGCAGCACCACCCACTAGACTTAATGCCGTCGAAAACCAAATAATAAGAAACCACCGATGTTTAACAATCCACTCCCTCACAACAACCTCCTTATTAATAATTTTTAAGTTTCTCTATTTAAGGCTTCGCCTTTCACTGCATTACTCCTTAAAACGAAACTTAGTCTTAATATCTTCTCCTTTCCTCGTACATTGCCTGGAACCCAGAGACAATGCCCACAACAGTAAAGAACAGCAGGTTGTAAGGTTCTGGTAAGACGAATTGGCTACCGACTTGCCGCAGCATCAGGTGAGCCATATAGGAAACGAGAAAGATGCAGCCTCCTGCAAGCGCGAATGTCATTAGTTCGCTTCTTGTCTGAGGCAACTTATCAAAAGCTGCTTGAACAAACTCTTTAACTCTTTTTATTTTCATTTTTTGTTCTCTCCTCTCTCCGGTTTAGATATTCTTCTGTAGCTACTGCCAGCATTCCGATCGTGAATCCAGTTCCAACATCTCTCAGGAATGACTTTGGTACATGAACGAGATTGAGTAGTGATGTCATTCCCAGATTCAAGAAGATAGCCATTACCCAAACCCAGACCCGTAGTTGTACTCTGATTACCTTCATCTTTGAGAGGGTTTTTTCAAGCTCCTGATAGTCGATTTCAAACCGCTCAATCGCCAGTTCAACACTTTCTTTATTTAATAAACCGAGAGGCTGGAAATAATAATCTTTCTCGTCATCTCCGGCATTATTTACGTCATAGTCAACGCACAGAACCCATTGAGGTTTGCCTGAACCTGTCACCCAGGCGAGATAAACATCGGCAAGTTCACCTTTGAATAAGATGGATCTCCGGGTTGATTCAACAATCTGGAGAGATATAGTTGCTTCTAGTTTTTCGTTTGACATTTCATTTACCTTGATGTGTAGTTATGGCGCAAGTCTTCCTTTAAGCCAGAGATTCTCAATAAACCAGTCATAAATATTGGGAGCCCACGCTTGAAAATGAGGAAGAATCAATTTGCATAATTGCTGACACTCAAGCTGTGCATCTTTTTTACCCCTAATTAGTAAAAGGTGCATGAGCGATCTCAGATTCACCGACATTACAAAGTGTTGGCGAATAGAGTAAGGGATTAAATCCCTAGCGTGTTCTTCTGAAAATCCCTTTTCAATTCTTGCTTGGTAGCATTGACAAGCAAGATAGCACCAGTTCAAATCAGCTCTCCTGTCATCCTCGGTATACTCATACTTCTTGCCGGAGCGATCGGTATAGTTACCCACAGGGCGAAAGTAGAATACTTCTTCCACGCTTCTTTTTTCTTCTACAACATCAAGAATTCGCTGCGAAGTATAACGACCGCTCTGCACGTCAAAACTAATTCCTACCCTATGAGTTCTTAATTGCTGCATAGTACTGTGAGGAAACCAGCCGCAGTTAAGGATGATCTGGGAATGCTCAAGAATGCCGAAATGTCCTCTGTTTCCCGCTAAACAATGCTTGACAATATATTCTCCTGCATTGCTTTCTGATGGTACTTCCCCATCAGCGACAAAACCCTCCGCATAATCTTGATGCATTGCCAACCAGCTAGTTTGTTGAGGGTTAGGAGTTTTTGAAATTACTTCAACTCTGAAATATTTATCCATGACCAATTCTTTCCTTTCAAAATATCTTTAATAGTAGAAACGGACACTTTATATTCTTGAGCTAACTGTTTAGCTGCAACTTCTCTTGGTTTATACCGAGTTTTAATTTCAGAAACATGGGATGATGTCAAAAGACTTCTTCCGTTTTTCTCGCCTTTTCGTGAACCCGGAATTAGTCTGGAAGAATGCCTATCTCCTTTTGCAGATCTTCCACGTTCAACCATCTCTGCCATGTTTCTCCGGTGAGTTCCATACGACAAATGAGATGGATTCAAGCAATTTGGATTATCACAAGAATGCAGCACTATTTGTCCTGCATTAGGCATTACATGATTAAGTTCAAGTACTAACCGAGTGACCCTAACAGTTTTTGTTCCACCTATCTGAAATAGTCCATAACCATCTTTATTTTTAGCAGAAAGCCAACCCCAACAATCACCATGCGGTCCCTGTCCAGGGGTTTTATCAACTTTTGCCCAAAACCTTTTTTCTAGTCGCTGAATGTATATAGCATCTAGTTTTGATAAGATACTCATTACCTTGTCTCACTTTTTTGCTAATTTACCCTGTTCACTCAGGGCTTTGACCGTATCCTCAATTTCATTCATTCTTCGTTTCTGGTCATGTGTTAGACCATCTTTTCCGACCCATGCTTCATACCTCCCTGTACTACTATTCTTGAAACTCTCTACCCTTCCACTCAAAATCGCTTCATTACCTGTGAGTCCTTTGTTCATCATTTCGAGCAGGTTAGAGATGTACCCTTTATTTAATCCGTCACTCCAGCCAAGAGAAGCTTCTGGGGATTGGATAGCCAGGTCTACTGCATTCAGGAATTGCAGCAAGTCTATATCAAAATCCAAGTCCTGAGCCTGCTTTATAAGTTTTCGCATTCTCGGTTTAGCTTCCTTCTCAAGACAGATTCGATCTGCTTCTTCGATTGAGATGTTGCCGCTAATTCCCTCACGCTGAGGAGACATCGAACACCATCCCTTATTTGCCTTACTATCCCCAGGATCAGTATGTCCGTAATAGTTAGGGTTAATCTTGCCATAAGCTGTTAGATTGCCCTCTGCTGCTCCCACAACCCGCTTGATTACTTCATCTGTAATCAAAACATCTCCTACAGCCGGAACACTGATCAGGTTCTTAGCATTGCGCTGTAAAGAGTGAACAGAGGCATTCACTACCCCAACCTTTTGATCTCCCATCCAGAGCAGTGCGGCAGCACTGAGAAGTAGCAGTCTACGTCTCACAAAAATAAATTCCTGCTAATTGTTATTTCCTGGCACAGTCAGTTAACGAAGCTGATTTACTAAAAATTGTTCTTCTACGACAAGTTTTTCAAAGCTATCTAATTTTTCAAACCACTCTTTCCATTTTTTTGATTGCTGATTTTTGAACTGTTCCTAGATTTCCATTTGATATTTTCCTCATTACTAAATTAAACTTTGTCTTTTTTACTCACCCCTTTGGGGCGGCAGCACTGAAAAGTAGTAACTTACGTCGCATTATTTTCGCCAGCTACGATTGTTTCTTTCAGCTTTCTGAATAGCCATTAGAAGCTCTTTGCCTCTGGTTTTATCTTGCTGTGTTGCAGACCCCTTTACAGCCTTAGCGCAGATTGCATCATACTTTTGACGAGCAAAAACTAGCTCAGACAAACTTTTAATTTCCATTGATTTTCCCCTTGCCAACAACGGTTACAGCAGAAACTTTCGGGGCATACCAGTGAGAAGGTAAGTACATCAAAATCGTGGAGGTTTTGTGAACTCCAACAGTTCGCTTGTAGGTCTTTCGATCCACCCGCACCAGATAGCGATCGTGTTTAGAGAATCCAGATTTGTTCTCCCCTAACTTGTATTGACCTGAAGATAAATCGAGAAGTGCTGGATAGACCTTTTGGGCTTCTACCCCCGCAGGAATAAAGGCAATTACAACCCCTTCCCTTTTTTTGCCTGTAACACCAACAGCCCAGGTAACAGTTGTTCCGGGTTGAATGGTGCCTGGTTTAGTTTGAGCCTCAGATTTAATGTTGGCTTTACTCACAACTTCTATTCCTCTTCTCTATCGTGTTAATTCCTCTAAAACTTTTTCTGCTTGAGATTTATCGCTGTAACTTAAATAACCAAACTCAGGCGCAGATGCTTTCTCCAATACATTCCTAACTCGTTTCGCGGCTTCACTCTGATGGAGTAAGGCATAGAACATGTCAGAGGGAGTATTGAATACCCTGCCTCGAATAAACTCATGCCCACTCTTCAAGATGCAGTCTCCCCCACCGACTAACTTAGAGGCTTGAGAACTCCAGGTAGAGTCATCAAATACCATTTTCGCAGCTTGCTCTGAAGTTCGGAACACAGCAGCCGATCCAAAAGCACTCCGAATAGCCGGAGGTAGTGACATCTTCTGGTCCGCATACCAGGAAGTAGCAATTACCGGGAACCCATAGCAACGCCAACGCAAAATTGCTGCATCCAGCTTCTCTGCATTCTTTTCTCCGAGGACTTTCACTCTGTCCATAATCTCGTCAATAAAGATAGGCGACCAGAACAAAGCATCCTGGGGATGTTTCTGATTGAAGTCTTGAATTTTGTCTACATGCGCTTCCTTAAATAGTGCAGCTCTCCGTTTGATTTCTGGCTCCAAAATATCTCCAAATACCTCCTTAGTCTTTGCTTGAGGGTCGAAATCGTCTGATGCCACGACAGCCCCCCTCATCCAAGGACAATCAGAAAGACTTGAGAATGTCAGTCCATCCTTCAAGTCAAAAGCTGCAAGTATCTGGAGGATTGGCAATGAGGCAGGACTGTATAGCTGAGTTGCTCCCGCAATGATTGTTCTGAGAGCATTAGATTTCCCTGTATTAGGAGCACCGATCATTAATGCCCCAGAACTCAGGTCAATCATCCTGCCCTTGCCTTCCACATCAGCCATAAAAGGCAATTGGAATGGATCCCACGGTGCCGGGGTCCAGTTGCGAGGCAGTGTAAACTTTGCTTCTTCCCACTCCGATCGGAGTTTAGGAATGTGAAGGATAAACCGATCACGTTCCTTGAATTCAATAGTTACTTCTAAGGAGGGATCTAATCCCGCGTGAGAGAGGACATCTTGAATGCAGGGTTTAATTAGTGAGAATTGAATAGAAACAGGCTTTTGGAACAGCAGACGATAATGAATCATTCCTCTATCACAGGAAGATTCAAACTTGACTCCTTGCAACCTGTACTGAAACGCCTCTTCTAACCGTTCTCCGATTCGATCTGGATTAGTCAGAATCTCCTCGTAGACTTCAATTCCAGGATTCGGCTGAGGATGAAGATAAGCATTTGCAACTTCTTGTGACTGTGCTACTGGCAACTGAGGTACTTGCGAGTGAGCCACCGAAGAGGACTGGACAGGGCTTTGTTCTGGAGTCAAAGCAGCAGCAACGATTACGCCTGCTTGAGTCAGTTCATCAACAGTCGATTTTAAAATTGCATCGATTCGAGATGAAGAAATTTCATAAAACGTTCCCCAGTCAACGATTTTTGATAGGGGTTGCTGCAAAGAGATCACAGCTAAAATGATTTGTTTTAGTAAAAGTTCCTTGATGTATTCAGGACTGAACCCATTTCGTTCTGCTAACGGAGGCAGAAGTCTTGAGAGGTTTTCAATCTCACTAATAATTAATTCTTGAGGATTCAGTTGACCCAATCTTTTGATCCAGGCTTCAACCGTCTGACGTTCTTGCATGGAAGGAAATATATAAAAAAGAGAAAGTAATCTGGCATTAATCACTGGCAGCGTCATATCACAAAAAACAGACACAGATAGACAAAGCCGTAAGCGATTAATCCGCTCACTCCAATACGAAGCATTACCGCTGTTGATTTGTGCAAACAGCCAAACACCATCATCAAAATCAAGAATGAGAAAATGAATTGAGGATTGAATAAAAACCCAATCCGCAATATCCGAGCAATCCCAAAAATTCCAAAAGTGACTGTTGTTGCCGTCGAAAACATCCGCCAGCGTTCAATCAATTCCTGTGGAATTGAGAAACTGCTAAACCAGGAAGACTTTACAGCAGGAGCAACAGGAGTAGCAGGCAAAGAAGTTTCTTTCCGGCTAAACCGTCTTCCAGTCCCAGTACTTTTTCTCGATTCTGGCTTTGCAGGTCGCTTATCAACTAAAGGTTCCAGTTCTTCAGGATCAATGAATTCATCTAATTGAGGTTGAAAGTTTTGCGCTTTTGGCTGGTTGCCCTGGTTGCTCTGCCCTTGGGTCTGACCGAGCAAGCTATTTAGATAATCAATTTCGTTTCCGCTCACGATTGTCGCCTCTACAGTCACTACACTACTATCCGGTTGATCTTCAAAGCTAAAGGGCACTCTCTCCAGGTCCGGAACCAGATCGAGGACGACGTTGCCTGGATCTCTGTCTATCGCTATTGGGATTGCCCATCCTTTCACCTCCATCCCCATTTCCAAACTGTTGATCTGGCTTGTTTGAACCGGGAGATTTTGACTTTGAGGGAGTTGTTTGCGTAGCGGTAGATCGAAATGGATTAAATCTGGCTGCTGCATCACGCACCTGTGGAGTTTCCGCTAATTTACTGATAATAAATATGACCAGAATTGCATTAAATACATGCTCTGCATTTTTCCAGGTCAGTAGACTTCTCGGAGAAAATCGGGGAAGCCTGACTTTCATACTCCCAGTTTGAGAACCTTTACTTTGTGATTGAGTCTGGTCTTGCCGAATTGTTGGAGCCTGAGAGTAGGCTTGAGCATCAAAAGCGGCAACTCCCCTCATATATCCCTGATCCTCTTGAATGCCCTGGTCAAGCTGGTTGCTCTGGTCAAACTGATTGCCCTGGTCATACTGGTTACGTTGATCAAATTGAATTTCGCCAGATCCCTGTCTAACTTCTTCTCTGAAGGGAGTATTGATTGAAGGAGGTGTAATGATGGGCTGCTGTACTTGTGCTGGAGAAATGTAGGACTGTCCCGGCAAAATGAAATCTGTTTGCTCAGGTGTCAAAAAAGTAGCTTGAGGAGGAGGCGCAATCCTCTGAATCAGTCGCAACGAAAAAGGTGCCCCTAGTTGTTGGAGTTCATCAATTGAAAACTCCATATCAAGGATGTCCTCTTGTTGTCCGTACCTTTTTTCGTGGCGAAGCTTCATGGGACGTAGGGGCGTAGCCCTTAAATAAAATACCGACTAAATCAATTAATACCCTTGGTTATCACCTGGCTATTAAGAGCTTCAAATGATAGACGCTGGTATCTTATTTAGGCGCAAGCGCCTAGGACTGATTAAACAACGAAGTCAGTTAACTCAATTTGAAAGACTGATTCCATCGGTGACTTTATTGATCCCGAAGAAACAGATGATACTTCCCACGGATCTGAAAATTCAGGAGTCCTGGGACTTGAATCAGGTTCAGACTCAACAACTGGAGTTACAGGGATAACTGGGGCTACCGGGAACTGAATCACGTTTGGCATTTTGCCTGTAGGTTCAGGAGATGCCTTAGAACTTGAGTCATCAAAAACCGTTAACAAGTCTTCAGTTGGAGAACTACCTTTAGAGTTGTCGGAAAAAGAGACAGGCTGACCCAACTCAAGTTCCTCTTCCTCAGCAGGGAATGAATAAGGCGTGATGTTCACAGAAGAGTAAATCGGAGAATCAGTAGATAGAGGGGTAAGTACTTCTACGTTTGACTTACCCCAATGCCCATACTCTCTCAAGTGGAGTCCCAGTCCTGCCGCTGTCAACCCTGCAACAGCACCGACATAAATTTGATTCAAACTCCGATCGCCTGCGCCTGCATAACCACAAACTCCCACTAGAATTCCCGCCAGTCCTCCGGCTGCTAAAGCTTGAAGAACTGTTGTTCGCTTGAGGCTGGTTTTAGTTGCCGGAGAACTCATAAACAAATCGGATTGACGTTCGTAATGAAACTGATGAGGGTTGTGCTCTTGAGCTTGACGCTCAATCTCTTGTTCAATATCGCTAATCAACTGTGCCAGGAAGGGCAAAGCTAGATGTTGCTGATTTGAAGGAATGGTTGACAGGAGCTTTTTGACCCATTGCCTGAAGCTGGAGGAATTCCTGGTTATTGCGAAAGGAATCTACCATTGTTCGCACCTCCACCATTACTTCATCAGCAGATTTTTGCCTCGGAAGCTTTTGACTGATAAGTTCTGCTGTTCGAGTATTAACTGCTTTGTGGAAGGCAACAACAAGATCGCTTTCAAGTTCCGCTATCTGCTCAACTCCAGCTTTTCCTGATCCAGCTAACTCAACCAGTTCTTGAAGCCTTCCATTGGAGAACTTATTGAAAAGAGAAATTGCAGTTTCTTCTTGATTACTCGAAATGTCCTGTTTTGGAGCAGCAGACCCTTTCTTGATTTCCAGGTCTGCAACCAATTGTTCGATTGATTTACCTTGACTCTTAGCCTTAACAGCAAAATCTTCAATCTTTGCCCGTTCACTAACGGCAATTCCCAAATGCTTTGCAATAAGCTTTGCATCTGTAACTGAGACTTCAACCTTCTTCTGGAATCCTTCCACCATCGTTCAATACTCCGTAATTTTTCAATTTATGTTCAAGCGTTCCATCAAGTAAATACTCAAGAAACCTGTCTCGACTAAACTCCCTTCCACCTGTACCAAGCGCACACCATCGACGGATCAGATAAACCCAGACTAGAGCCGTCCCAATTGGGGGTTTTTCAGACAGATTAAGGGCAATTCGATCCCTCCAAATAGACTGCCGTGAAACCCCCAGCAGCTTTGCAACTTCTTTCCAGGACTTAGGTGCAAGCATCAATAATGTTTCAAAAAAATGTGGACTATTCACCTCACCCCGTTACTACTTTTGATGAACACTCTACTCATTAAAAACAGAATAACACAGACTCACTTAAAATGGCGGTCTGGTAACAGGTTAGTAACAGGTTAGTAACAGGTGTACTTAGCTAAATATGTTTATTTAGAACTCAGTACACGCTACCTGTTACACACCCGTTACTTATAAACAAGTAACAGGTTGGTTAAGGGTTAGTAACAGGTTAGTAACAGGTTAGTAGATTTTAAGGACTGAAAGTGGCTATTTCTGTAAAATCACCTTCGTTCAGAAAGAAGATCGCTATTTATTCTGGTCAAAATGTTCATCAAGATACAAATCAAAATGTTTACAAAAAACATTTTTGTAAGTAGAGGTACGTCTTAATTGCTACGTTTGAATTTCAAGGGTAGTTCTTTGAAGTAGGTTCAACTGTTCATCTGCTACCGCTTTCAATCAAGGATTGTGATTAAATAACTCATAAGCAGGTTCACTAAGGAAGGTAGTCGAACGAAGTCAGATGGGGAGAAGTGTACCCAAACGACTTTCCCAGGTGAACGCAGATGGAAACAGATGTCCCCAGTTTGGACAACAAGAGATCAGGGCAAAAGTCAAAGTTCTATTAAATAGGAGAGCAAGCTATGTCTACATTTGTCGTATTCACGAACAACCCCGACTCTGATCACAGTTGGGAGAGACTGACAGCCGTTGATGCTGTAACTCAGCAAGAAGTTGAGCTTAAAGAGATGCTGGCAGACATTCTGAGGACACCAGGAACCTACTTGGTGGAGGTGAAGCTAGACATCACCGTTCTGCAAGAGCCAAAGGTTGAAGCACAGCAGGAAGCCTCAAAGAAGGAAACCGATTTTTCTACCGTAAAGATTCCGGTCGTGGCAGCAGAACCCTATCAAGATGCTTACGGAATGCCGTTTCATCAGTTTTAGGCAACTTCACCCTTCTTAAGCTTGAGCAGAGAGTATCCCTAAACTAAGGGAATGCTCTCTATTTTTTCTTTTTGACTGCTTCTCTACTCTTCTGCAAATGTTAGAGTGATTGAAATACTCACAAGAATTAGTTGTTATGAGCATTGTTAGAATTGGAAGCTTAATTTTTCTAGCAGGAACGGTAGCGGTTCTGTCAGGAAAGGTTGGAGTTGGCATGGTAGCAACAGCAACCGATCAAGCGGTAGCAACCGATCAAGCGGTTGAATACTCTCCTGTTGCTGAGACTACAACCATGGCGCAGGAAGACTTTCCTCAGTGCCCACATCCAAAAGAGAAGGGTACAGGGGTCTTGATTGAAGGCAATGTTCCCGATGCTAAAAATGGCAACGATCGCGAAGCAAAGATTGAGCAAGTTGTTAGACAGAACAATCTTCAAGGGCAATGGTGCATCAGTCTAAAGACTGGTAGCAAAACCTACAACATCGATGGCGTGAGTGTGGATGAGGCACTTCAGACGTTTAATTTGTTCAAAGAGGCAGGTTTGATTTCACTTGCTAGACCCTCAACTAACGAAGGTCGAGTGCAGTGGACAAGAGCCAACCCGCAACAGCAACCTTCAGAAAGACCGCAAAGGAATTAAGGGATCAGGTCCACTGACTTTACCTGTTAAAATAATTCACTCAAGAGCAGAAATT